GGCTCCTGTAGCAGGTCAAGATTACATCTTGAGAATTGCTTTCAGAAACTACATTGGCTTGTCAGAGGAAGACCAATACTTCAAGTATGGTATGGTTCATGCAGTTGCAGGTATGACTGCTTCAGATTTCTACAAGACTCTTGCTCTGTCTTTAGTAAAGAACTTCAGCAGAGAAGAGGAAGGACTATTGAAGTTCTATCTTGAAACAGGAGGTACAGATGCAGGTACTGTAGCAGGTACACCTACAGAAGTAACTAAGGATACTAAGGAAAGTGCTCTGACTGGTACTTATACTGGTATTGTAATTGAGGAAGCACCTCAAGAGTGGATTCTTGGTGTAATGGAGCAGGCTCCTGTGAATTTCACACTACAGCCTGATACAATCACTGCTAATGGTGATGAGAGAATTTGGGGTGTTGTAAAGCAAGTTACTTCTACAAGTAGCATTCCTGATGGTCACAAGATTGCAGACCTTGAGTACTTCTGCATGGGTGAAAGAGGTGATGTTTACAGAATGGTAGGATTCCCTCATGTAATCAGAACCAAGTATCTTGTTAATCCTGATAACAAGTACAATGTTATTGATATTCATTATGCCTATGTAGGTCCTAATGAGTCAGTTCAGAAGTCAGAGAAGGACATTACTATTGTAGTTCCTAAGATTGGTGCTAATAATCAAGTAAGCAATAAGCTGGCTAATGATATTATTTCAGCAATCAACACTGCTACTGGTCTATCAATCAAGACATTGGATGTTTCTGCTGGTGACTAAAGATAAACCAATGAAGGGAGACCTACAAAGTCTCCCTTTTATTTTATAAATAAGATACTATGGTACAATTTAATGAGTTAAGAATCAATCCTGAAGGCACTAAGCTTATAATTGATGTATCTGTAAAGGACTCTGTGTACTATGAAAATGTGTACATTGATACTATATCAATAGACACTCAGGATACTTTTATTGATAGTGGTCCAAGTAGTAATGTAGCATACACAAACACACTTGCAGGAAATAATAAGTCTGTAAGATTAGAACTTGGCGCAGGAGACCTATTACCATCTCTTCTTGACAATATGTTTTTTGTATGGGTTAAAACCAAGGGTACACCTGCCATAAGTACACCTTGTGGTGAGGATAATACACTAACCCTTGGGGTTACAATAGCATTATATCCTTTGTACCAACAAGCTTTTGGCTATATTAAGGAACTGGAGAAAGAGTGTGCCACTCCTAAAGGATTCATCAATTTCATATTACAGTTGAAAGCACTTCAACTTGCAGTTAGAACAGGTCATTATACCCAAGCAATAAAGTATTGGGAGAAGTTCTTCAGAGGTCTTAAAAAGGATGTGGTAACAAATAAATGTGGTTGTTATGGAGGAATTGGTTAATACATCACTTGAAAGGTATTTCAATGCCTTGTCAAAGTTTGGATATAAGAGTTATGCAGATGTTGATAGACTTCTAATGCTTATATTCATACAAGAGCTATTGGATAGTGACTGCAAGTCATTTATAACTGAAGAGGAGTATATGACCATTCATAAGTCACTATATTGTCTATATGGTTCTACTTGCTTAATACCTTATCCAGAGTATATATCAAATGCTTCTGTAACCTGTAGTGGTAGAACTGTATAACAATTAAACTAATACTACTGACAGAAAAATAGTAAAATCCTTGCTGCTTAGATATATTTTGCTTATCTTTGCAGTGAGGATTTTTAGTTATAACTAATAGTAAAGATATGAGCACATATAAAGAATTAACCTATATGGTACTTGATGAGTTGAAACTGTCATCTGATGATGCACAATTCACTGAAGACCATGTAATGTTTCTACTAAATAAGTACAGAACTTTCCTATTGAAGCAGAGGTACTCAGATATTAAGAAGCAGATACCTGAGAGTAATTATCAGACTATTTGCCTTGACCTCATACAAGTACCTGCCATATCAGGAGAACCTTGTGAGGGGGGTACATACCTAAGAAGTAAGGAGAAGATTCCATTCTTAATGAAGATAGGTACTCCAAGAGTATATCCTCTTGACTACTATCAAGGGGAAATTACCTATGTAAGTAGAGATAGGATGAGATATGTAGGTTACAATAAGTTCCTACAGAACATAATATATTGTTCAATAGGACCTGATAATTACCTGTATTTCAAATCATTCAATCCCCAATATCTGTATCTTGAGAAAGTCAAGTTCACAGGTATATTCCAAGACTCCATGCAGGCATCTGATTTACAATGCCCAGATGATAATGGTGAGACTATATGTGACCCTGTAGACAGGACATTTCCTATTGAGGATGCACTGGTTCCACCATTAATTGAACTTGTAGTAAAGGAGCTTGCTGGACCAGTTTATAAGCCTGATGATGAGGAAAATAATGCTAAAGATGATTTGGTAAATAAGCTGACAAGGAAATAATGAAATATGGGAGAGATAAAACATTGTCAGGAAGAGTTAGATAAAGGGTTCTTGGGGTTCATTAATTCTATTAAGAGGGTTAATGAACCAAGAACACATAAAGTGAAGAACTCTTATGGAGTCTATGATGGTTTTAAGTACTACAGAAAGAATAGACCTAAAGAGCATAAGTATGTACTTACTGAGTCACAATACTTCTCTATTATTAGAAGAGTAAATGAATTGCTTGGTGAAGCATTAATAAATGGAGAAGATATTACTTTGCCACATAGACTGGGTAGACTTGAGATAAGAAAATATGAAGCAAGAATAACTGTACATGGTAAGAAAATCAGAACTAATTTGCCCATTGATTGGGATAGGACTCTCAAGCTCTGGTATGAAGACGAGGAATCCTATAAGAATAAAACACTCATTAAAGTCGAGGAGAAAGAGATATATAAAGTCTACTACAATAGAAACGTAGCAGAGTTTACTAACAAGACTTTCTATCAATTTGATGTTAATAGAGAGTTAAAGAGAAGATTAAAACAGAATATTAAAGAAGGAAAGTTAGATGCTTTTATGATATGAAGAGCAATTGGTCAGTTTATAGACATACTTCTCCATCAGGCAAAGTTTATGTAGGAATTACTACACAAAACCCTGAAGTAAGATGGCAATATGGTAATGGTTATAAATCTTGTAAATTATTTTGTAACACTATAATAAAATATGGCTGGAATAATATAAAGCATGAAGTCTTATTCTCCAATATTGATGAGAGGAGAGCTAAAGATTTAGAGATAAACCTAATAAGGCATTATAAAAATTTAGGTATAAGTCTAAATATAACTGATGGAGGTGATGGAACTTTAGGTATGCAATGGACTCCTGAAATGAGAGGGAAACTTAGAAAAAGTAGACTTGGGAGTAAAGCATCAGAAAGTACTAAGAAAAGAATGAGAGAAGTGAGAGCTGGTACTAACAAGGGAGAAAATAATCCAATGTGGGGGAGAACTCATTCAGAAGAAACAAAGAGGAAAATGAGTATTAGTAGAAGAGGCTCTAATAACTGGAGATATGGTAGTCACATAACTGAAGAGGAAAGAGTTAAATTCAGAGAAGCTCAGAAAACTTGTAAACCTGTAATACAGTTAGATGATGATAATGTTATCATCAAAGAATTTGCCTCTATAAAAGAAGCTGCTAAATATATTGGAGCTAAATCATCTCATATTTCTGAATGTTGTAGAGGTATTAGAAACAAAGTAAAAAATTATAAATGGAAATATAAAAATGGCTGAAACTTATACCAACATAAGATATATCCTTGACAGGATTATGAGGCACCCATTAATGCAAGATGTGACTTTAGAACAGGTTGTAGATATGACCATTTCATTCATGAGGATAGTAGGTGTTCCTAATATGTTTATGGAGAAAACAGAAATAGTAGAAGTTGAAAAGTATAGAGCTATGCTTCCTTGTGACTATTATCAAATGATTCAAGTTAGAAAAGCAGGTGGACCAGCCTTTAGATATTCTTCAGACTCATTTCATATGAGTGAATGTAAGGGTAATTGTGGCAGAGAACTTGCTGATTTGACATATAAGATTCAAGGCAATATGATATACACTTCTATTGAAAAGGGAGAGATTGAGCTGTCCTATGAAGCTATTGCTACAGACTCAGAAGGCTATCCTCTTCTTCCTGACAATAGTAGTTTCACAAGAGCATTGGAGCTGTATATTAAGAAACAGTGGTTCACAATACTGTTTGATTTAGGAAAGATAAATCCTGCTGTGTTACAGAATGTGCAACAGGAGTATGCTTGGGCAGTTGGTGATTGCCAGACTGAATTTAATAGATTATCTATTGATAAGGCAGAGTCATTCTATAATTCATGGAGGACTTTATTGCTTAGAGACACTGAACATAGAACAGGGTTCAGAAATAATGGTACAAAGGAAAGATTAAAATTACAATAAACTATGCAGAAACAAGTTTTGTTCAAAGTCAAAGGTATGCAGAGAGACTTGAGTGCCTCAGCATTTAATCCTGAATATGCTTATGAGAATAAGAATATTAGGATTATGCCTACTGATGAGAGTACTCTGCTTAGTATAGTAAATGAGAAGGGCAATAAGCTTGCAAATATAAGTGGTATTGGTGACTCTTTAAAGGGAACACCCATAGGACAGGCTTTAATAGATGATGAACTTATTATTTTTACTGCTGGAGATAGTAGTACAAGAATAGTAGATAATATCACTCCAACCATTGAGACAGTTGATGACATTATAAGTGAAGAGCTTACTCTTGACATAGACAGTGATATAGAGGATAGAATATACAAACTATGGTTTGATGGTACTACTCTAACTGGTACAAGATTATATAGAGGTCAGCTTGATTTTGATTACAGACATCCCATTGAAACCATATCTTTTTATGAGAACCAAGAAATAAAGAAGATATATTGGACAGATGGTCTTAATCAGCCGAGAGTTATTAATGTTGCAGCAGCTTCAGATGTAATTAGTAGATGGAATGATAATTCATTTAACTTTACAAGAAGACTAAAGCTGCAAGAGACTATTACAATAGATAGAAATATTGTGGCAAATGGTACATTCAGTCCGGGAGTTATACAATATGCTTTCACTTACTTTGATAAGTATGGTCAGGAAAGCAATATATTCTATACATCTCCATTATACTATGTATCTTACAATAATAGAGGAGCAAGTCCAGAAGATAAAGTTGGAAATAGCTTCAATATTGTAATAGATAATATTGATAAAAGTTTTGACTATATAAGGATATACTCAATACACAGAACCTCAATAGATGCTGTACCTACAGTTAAGAGAGTAGTGGATTTAGCCCCTCCTACTGGAGCTACTGCACATTCTGTAACACAGTGGAATAAACATGCTGCTGCTGATAATATTGAAGTATATGATATATCACAAGGTGCTTATGTTCCATTATCATCAATAACACCAAACTCAACTTCCTCTTCTGTAAATTCTTGGAGTCTTGCAGGCTCTGCTTATAGGTCCATTAGATTTCCAGATAGGGACTATATGTATATAAATGGAAGTAAAACTGCGTATATAAGTGTAACAAGTAGAGGTACTGCGACTATATATTACACAGATAGAACAGAGATGACTACTTATCTATATACAAAGGGCAAAGTATCTTATACAGACAATGGAACATCAGGAGATACTATAGACCCTACGGAATTACTGTATGTTGGAGGAGAAGAAGTGGTATTTGGAACAATGGCTCAAAAAGATAATACATTGTTCTCAGGTGACATAACTTTGAAGAGAAAGTTGATAGACAGTACAGTAAGAAACTTCTTCAGAGGTAAGACAGTTACATTTACAAGTGTAGGCTACCCAACAAAATATCTAACCCCACCACAGCCATTGGGATATTATCCTTATGATAACCAATTAAAGCTTAACTCATACAAGATTAAGACTTTCAAATATTTGGAGACATATAGGTTTGGTGTTCAGTTCCAGCATGTAAGTGGAAAGTGGTCAGAACCAATATGGATTAATGATGTAAGGAATACACAACATGTTCAATGTAGTTATATAAGTGGTTCAAGTGTGTATCTGCCTGTTGCATCTTATACACTGAGTGATAAATCTATAATAAATAGATTGGTCAATCAGGGATACATAAGAGTAAGACCTGTAGTAGTATATCCCTCTCTAACTGATAGAGAGTGTATATGTCAGGGTATTCTATGTCCTACTGTATTTAATGTAGGGGATAGACAAGGTAATTCCCCATTTGCCCAATCATCTTGGTTTATAAGGGCAAATGCTCCATTTGATGAATATAAGGCTCACCACTATACTCAGAACTCTTCAGGAAAATGGGGTGGTGACTGGTGGGATAGAGAAAATGGTCCACTACATGACCCTACTCCTAATTCAAGAGCAGGAGTAATGAGTAATAGCAGAACCAATGTAAATTATAATGGCACTCCATTTATAATGGAATTGCCAAATAAGGGAGCTTGGGCTGAGTTCAGACACCTACACCCAATACCTTCAAATAATGAAAGAAATGCTGAAATACAATGTATATGGAATCCACCAAGCAAGCCAAGTGTATCAGATACTGCATCTGAAGCAGATGTAAATGCTTGGGTATCTCAAAATGCTGAGAATTTCTATATAGACCAGTCTATTGTTACATTACACTCTCCAGATATAGAGTTTGATAATAATGTAAGAAGTATAGATACCTCAGGACTGCAATTAAGGATTGTAGGAATGGTTCCACTTACAGCATTCATTGGAGATATTGATATTCAAACCTCCACACCAGCTAACAACTACTATGATAGTAGTGAGGTAGCTCCGGGATTCTACAAAGAGCCTGTAAGTTCTGAGAATATATCAAGATTTGGATGGAGAGGATTGATGTCTGGTGGATTCTGGTTTGATGAATTATCTGATTACAAGGAAGATACAGGAAACAAAAACCACTATACAACAGGATTTGTTGTATATCCATTCCACAGAAATGGTTCTTTGAATAATAAGAAATGGGCTACAAATGGATACAGACCTGCTATGCTTGATAAAAAGAAGATTTCAAATATGAGATTTTCCTATAACACTTACTTCTTGGATTCAGGAAGTATATTTAATTTCTACAAAGAAGGATATAGTGTCAGAACAGGGGTATCAGGTATTGCAGTATTTGATTCTGATGAAGTCTCACTTGTAAGACTGCCTGCCCAAAAGTACTCTGGATTAGGGGATATAAACTACTATGGCAATGTGGATAAAATTATCAACATATCAAGAATAGGAGATAAGAAAGAGGGATACCCTATAATGACTACTGGAGTACAGAATGCTGACACTAATGCACACTCCTTATTCAGTGGTAATTATATACAGATTGATGGTAGATTTACAGACCAAGTTACTGGTGTAGACCCTGTTAGAATGAAGTACAAATCAACTCCCCATGCTGTCATTGCTTTGAATTTTACTGAGAACCACTACCAATGTATTTTACCAACCATCAAAGATGGTGATATATCATACCCTTCTACTACAGAATTATGGAATGTAAATGTTGCTGGAAGCATATCATCTGGACAACATGCCTTTTGGGATAAAAATAAAGTGTGTGCAGGTACTTATCAAAGTGTACTTGACATTCCACTATCTAACCTGAATGGCTCATTCAGTGGATATTCTATTGAATATGGGTGGTTGTGGTTAGGTGAGATATACAATCCAAAGGTTACTAACAGATTTGGAGGTCAGACTGAAGAAGCATTTGAAAATAATCAATGGCTTCCATGTGGAGACCCTGTGTCATTAATAGATGACACTAATGGTGTTAAGAGTAGTGTTGCTATAATATGGACTGAGGGAGACACGTATTATCAGAGATATGACCACTTGAAGACCTATCCATTTACTCTTGAAGACCAGAATGCCATTACTGATATTGTATCATTCATGTGTGAAACAAGAGTAAACATTGATGGAAGATATGATAGAAATAGGGGGCAGATAAATAACTTTGCTGTAACTCCTACTAACTTTAACTTGATGAATGATGTATATAGCCAACAGAATAATTTCTTCAATTACAGAACAGTCAATCCAAATAAACTGAATCTGGATAATTTCCACAACTCAATTACATGGACTAAGGCCAAGACTGCTGGAGAATTAATTGACACATGGACTAATATCACATTAGCATCTACTCTTGACCTTGATGGAGATAAAGGTTCTGTAAGAGCATTAAGAAGATTTAATAATGCTCTCATTGCTTTTCAAGATAGAGGCATAAGTCAGATTCTGTACAATGAAAATATGCAGATTACTTCAACTGAGGGAGTTCCTATTGAGATAGCTAATAGTGGTAAAGTCAATGGTAAGAGATATTTATCAGATAAGATAGGATGTGCTAATAAATGGTCAATGTGTGAAACCTCTAATGGCATTTACTTTATAGATGATACTACTAAGGGTATATTCCTATTTAATGGTAAATTAGATAATCTATCTGATAGATTAGGATTCCACTCATGGATAAATGCTAAATCTACTGGTATTAATATTTGGAACCCTGTAGATTTCAATGGGTTTGTAACTTACTATGATAAGGTAAATGGAGATGTGTTCTTTATATCAAAAGATGAGTGTCTTGCATTTTCTGAGCCTGTTGCTCAGTTTACCTCATTCTATAGTTATGAGCACATGCCATATTTTATCAATCTTGAAGATAGAGGAATAGCTCTTAACACTGCTAAGGGGGGTACAATATATAAAGCATGGTTGCATAATGAAGGCAATTACAATATGTTCTTCAATAAGTACCAACCATTTTATACTACTGTGATAGCTAACCCTGATATGCCAGAGGACAAGATATTCAATAATATTGAATTTAGGGCAGATTCATGGAATGGAAGTACTTTACTTAATACTACATTTGATACTTTGACTACTTGGAATGAGTACCAAACTGGTACTGCAACTCTCAATAACATACTTGGAAGACCTTCTGAGTTAAAGAAGAAGTTCAGAATATGGAGAGCTAATATACCAAGAGCCAGCACTAATGGTAGGGATAGAATGAGGAACCCTTGGCTATATATTAAGTTGTCAATGGAAGGTGAGAATACAAATAAGACTGTGCTTCATGATATGATAGTACACTATTTTGAATAGTATATTTAAGGGTGAGTAAATAATTTCATTTGCTCACCCTTACTTTTTTACATAAAGGGTTGGTAATCTCAATATAATTACTTACCTTTGTAACCAAATTAATATGATATGGCTAAGAAAAAGATTATAAGAAAGTCTAATAGAACTCTTAATCTCTTTGCAGATGGTGGAGACACTAAACAGACTTGGGGTCAGCAGGCTAAGTCCTCAGCTCAAAGTGCTTTCAGTGGTCAGAATTTAGGAAGTACCATTGGAGGAATAGGCTCAGCAGTAGGCACAATAGTAAATGCTGGCATTCAAAATGCCCAATTAGCAGACACTTCTGGTCTTGAAGGAGAAATAAAGCAAGCACAGACATACACAGTACAAGCCAATAACAATGATGACCTGATGAGTGAATGGAGTGCATTCTCTCCTATGGAGAATATATCTTGGAAGGATATTAGAGGAGGAAGCACTGGTCAGAGAATTGGCAATACTATTGGTGCAGCAGGTTCAGGTGCAGCAGCAGGTGCTTCTGTAGGTGGACCTATTGGTGCTATTGTGGGTGGTGTGGTTGGCTTAGGTAGTGCCATTGGTGGTTGGCTTGGTGGTAATAGAAAAGCTAAGAAAAAGGCTAAGAAGTTTAATAAGCAGATAAATGCAGCTAATGAAAAGAATATGGTTGCATTGGAAGATAAAGCTGAGAATATTGACACACAAAATGACCTTAATATGCTTGCTAACTTCTCTGCTTATGGAGGTCCTATAAATATCTTTGGCAGTGGGGCTATTGATTATGAGCTTGCCAAAGAGGACTTATATAACAAACAATTAAGTGCTATGAGTAAATATAAGATGTCTTCAATGCCCAACTCATTTGAGACACCAGAGCTTGCTGTATTTGCTAAAGGAGGTAAGATACATATCAAGAAGGCTAATAGAGGTAAGTTCACTGACTACTGTGGTGGAAAGGTCACATCTGAATGTATTGCAAGAGGCAAGAGAAGTAAGAGTGCTGCTGTAAGAAAGAGAGCCACATTTGCTGCTAATGCAAGAAAGTGGCATCATGCTTTTGGTGGTTATCTATATGATGAAGGAGGTAATCTATATACCTCAGTTCCTAATATAGGTCAGCATGGTGGAGACTTTTCTAATGGGGTTACTATCATAGGTAATGGTGGTACTCATGAAGAGAATCCTATGGAAGGTGTACCTATGGGTGTAGCTCCTGATGGTACTCCTAATCTTGTTGAGCAAGGTGAGGTTAAGTTCAATAACTATGTATTCAGCAATAGACTATTTGCTACAGGTGGATTACTTGCAGCACATAATCTTCCTACCACTTATGCAGACCACTCATTTGCTGATATAGCAGAGAGGTTAAGTAAAGAATCTTCTGAAAGACCTAATGACCCTATCAGTAAAAGAGGATTGATGAGTGCAATGACAAGATTGCAACAAGCTCAGGAACAAGTGAGAATGGAAGAGAACAGAGGAGGTAATAAGTATGCACATGGTGGTAAGATAGGCAGAAAGTATGATGGTGAGGGTGATGAACCTAATCTTCTTCAGTTCTATACTCCACAAGAAAGATGGTTAAGAACATTACAGAGACAAGGGATTGTTCCTACTTATGAACTTCCTGCTTTCCAAAAGCCTTACAGTATGATGACCCCTGAAGAAAGAACAGCAAGTTTCAATCTTGAAGTTCCTTCTTTGGTTGATACAAGAACTCCTGCTGAGAGATGGGTGGATGAAAATATTAAGCCTATTCAATTCAATCCATCTGCCATTACAGGTGATGCAGGAAGTGATACTGACACAGAAGACCCAAATACTAACTCTTCAAGACAAGGTAGGGGACTTACATGGTTGAGATATGCCCCAGCAGTAGGAGCAGGTCTTGGTGTATTGACTGATGCACTGGGATGGACTAATAGTCCTGACTATGGTAATGCTGACTTGGTAGGTAGTGCAGTGGACAATTTAACCAATGTAGAATTTACTCCTATTGGTAATTATTTAACTTACAGACCATTAGATAGAAACTATTATATAAACAAGCTGAATGCACAAGCAGGTGCAACAAGAAGAGCAATAGTAAATCAATCAGGTGGTAACAGAGCTACTGCATTGGCAGGTTTATTGGCAGCAGACTATAATGCTCAAAGTGCATTGGGAGACCTTGCAAGACAGGCTGAAGAATACAATTTCAATCAAAGAAAAGATGTTGAGACATTCAACAGAGGAACTAATCAGTTTAATTCTGAGATGGGTCTTAAAGCAAGTATAGCTAATCAGGCAAATGATAAATTGAGATTGCAGGCAAGAACCACACAAGCTCAATTAAGAGACCAAGCTGATGCAAGGTCTTCTGCTGGTAGAGCAGCTAATCTTACTAATTTATTTGATTCACTTGGTGAGATAGGTAGAGAGGAGTTCAGTAGAAATATGATTCAAACAAACCCTGCACTCTACTATTCTATTGACAGTAGTGGCAGAATAACCTACAAGAATGGCTATGAAGATTTAAGTGAGGCTGAGAAGAAGGTAGTAAGGGATGCTGCTAATAAAGCTAAGAGAAAGAAGAAAGCTAAGGGAGGTTATTTAACTATAAGAAAAGGTAAGTAATATGGCAGCAAATTATATTGTAATAAATAGTAAATTCAAGCCTTTCTCTTATGCAGAGATGCTTCAGCCAGTACAAATGGCTACATTAGCACATCAGGAAGTTGAGAATGAATATGCTGAGTTGGCAACTAAGGCTAATGTATGGGATGAAATGGCTAATGAGCAAACTGACCCTTATGCTTATAAGATGTACAAGACATACTCAAATGACCTTGAAGAGCAGGCTGGTCAATTGGCAAGGGAAGGTCTTACTCCTGCAAGTAGACAGAATATGCTGAGAATGAAGCAGAGATACTCAAGTGACATAATTCCTATAGAACAAGCATATAAGAGAAGACAGGAACTGATTGATGAGCAGAGAAAGTTGTTGGCACAGGATAACACACTTATGTTTGATAGGAATGCCTCTATGCTCAGTCTTGATGATTTGATTAAGAATCCTCAACTTACTTATCAATCATATTCAGGAGCTACACTTGCAAAACAAGTGGGTACTGCTGCTCAGAATCTATCTAAGGAGATGAGAGAAAACCCAAGGAAGTGGAGAAAAATCCTTGGTAATCAGTACTTTGAAACTATTATGCAGAAGGGCTATAGACCTGAAGAGATTATTCAGGTATTGCAGAATGACCCAAATGCTTCTTCTGTATTGAAAGGTATAGTAGAGGATGCAGTGGGAAGCTCAAATATTGCAAGTTGGGGAGATGCAAACACTCTTAATAGAGCTTATGAATATGCAAGACAAGGACTATGGAATGCAGTAGGAGAGACTCAATATCAGATACAGTCTAATAAGGCTTATGACTATGCAATGCAAGACCAACTTGCAAGAAATAAAGAGGCAAGAGCCAGAGCTGCAAAAGAGGCAGAAGAGAAAGCAAGACTCTATTATAGAGCTGTTCCTAAGACTACTGTAGATGGGGACAAGAAGACTACTCAAATGAATACTGACCTGCAAGTATTAAGAGAGGTACTGGCTAACCCAGCTTTGCTTGACCAAGCATCTACAAGGACAGTAAGAGAGCCTCACTTGATAAATCCTGACCCAATGACTAATTTCTGGATAGACACTGGTACAGGACCTACAAGGCAGGAAACATACTATCCTTACAGAGAAAAATTAACTGAGTTATCAAAAAGATATGGAAATGTAAGTTATACCCTAACAGACGGTGTATTGACAGGAGGTAATCTTGGAGAGCTTGCCCAAAAACTTGAAAATGATATTAGAAGTAGTGCAGTAAGAGCTTTTTCCTATAAGCCTAATATCACTCAGAGTGACTTGATAACTCAGGTATTGAAGGAGAATACAAGGTCATATTATAGAAGGTCTAATAGTACTGGTCTATGGGAACTTGATGATAATAAGAAAGGTGATGAGGTAGATATTAAAGATTTGAATAACTATTTCACATCAGATGCTGATATAGATTTTGACCCTGATTTGGGATTCATTATCAATTCTACTGATAGTAAAGGTAAAACAAGGTCAGCAATACTTGATACTGAATTGCTTGATGACCAGAACAGAACATTCAGTAGAGCACAGCAGGCTATTAAAGTAGCTTTGGAAAATGGAGAAGATGAGTTGGCTACCACACTTATTGAGGCTACTATGGAAGCATTCTATAAGAGGTACAATACTCTTGAGAAGAGACAAAGTAATACATTTAGTAAAGAAGAATAAATATGGCAGCAGCAGATAATCAACAAATACAAGACCCTTCTACACAAGGGACTGGGGGTTTGAGAGGTCTGGATGGTATTAATAGACTAAGAGAAAGGGGTATCAATATTGATACCTCTATTCTTGGTCTTGCCAGAGACTATAGAGGTACAATGCAGGAAATCAACAGAACTGCAACTCCAAGACAGGATATAGGCTTTGTTGGGGTCAATGACAGTATGTTTGATGAAGATATTACCTCAGCTACACAACTTGATAACTTGGCTAATACAAGAGGAGAATTACAGCCTTGGTATGCACAGATTGGTGCAGGTTTGGCTAAGGGTGTAATTCTTGCAGGTACTACATTCCTTGATGGTACATTAGGGTTGGTACTTGGTGGAGCACAAGCTATTGCAGAGGGTAGAGGTTCTGCCCTATGGGATAACCCATTTAGCAAAGCAATGCAATCTATTAATGAGTGGTCTGAGGAAGCACTTCCTAACTATTATACTGATGCTGAGAGAAATGAACCTTGGTATGAAAACATATTCACTGCCAATTTCTTAGGGGACAAGTTCATAAAGAACTTAGGTTTCACTGTTGGTGCATTCTATGGTGGTGGTGTTGTAGGTGCAGGGCTAAAAGCTACAAAGTTGCCTCAGATTATAGGTGCTATAGCTAAGTCTTCCAGAGCACCTGCTATTGTAACATCAAGTGTAGGTGCTACTGTCTCTGCTGTGAATGAAGGTAGAATAGAGGCATTGAACAATTCTACAGACTGGTTTAATCTACACAAGACTCAACTTGATGACCAGCATACTGCAAGACTTCAAGCTATTGATGGTATGTACTTGGACCCTGAGATGCACAATAGAATGATTGCACAAGAGAATGCCAATTATGAGGCTACTCTTGGTAAATTAACTGAAGACAGACTGAAGATGGGTAATGCAGATTTACTTATGAATATTCCTATTCTTACTGCATCCAACCTTATTCAGTTTGGTAGAATGTATGCCAATGGTTTCAAGACTGCAAGAAAAGCAACCAATATAGTTGGTAAGGCAGGAGAATATGCTACAGGAAGAACTACAGGCAAAGGAATTGCAAGAGCTACTTTGAGTCCTCTTTCTGAGGGTCTTGAGGAAATTTCACAAGGTGCAGCAAGTAGAATATCTGGTAATTACTATGAGGATGATGTAAATAACTTCTACAAAGCCAAGATAGACCCACAGGCTGAGCAAAAAACATTGAGTTGGATGAAATCCTTTGCTCAAGGTATTAATGAGACAGTGAATGATGGTTCATCATGGGAGGAGTTCTTTATTGGTACTCTTACTGGTGCTCTTGGTATGCCAAGGTTCAGAGGGATAAGAAGTAGTGAAGGTAGATTACAATCTCCTGTTACTCTTGAAGGTGGAACTATTGGTGAGTTCAGAGAGTATAGAGACAAGATGAATAGAGAGAATGAGATAGCTAATTATATGAATGAGAGGGTTCAATCTCCTGAGTTCATAAATTACTATCAAGGTCTTATCAGGCATAATAAGTATCAGAATGATATGAACCAAGCTGTAGAAAACAATGATGAGTTTGAGTTCAAGAATGCTGAACATGCTCAGTTGATTTCTGACATTGCAATGTTTGATAATGCAGGTAAACTTGAAGATTTAACTACTCTCATTAATTCTGCCTATGACACTTCTGATGAGAACCTTGCAGCCATAGTTGAGAATACTACTTCTACTGTAACTGATGAAAATGGTAAGGAAGCTAAGGTTGGTCCATTCATTGATAAGAATGGTAATCCTATGTACAGTACTCCTGAGGGTAAGCAGGAAATGATAGATAAGCTGACTCAGACAAGAGATGAAATGCTTAATACTATCACTAACTATACTAAGATTAAGGATGATATTGATGTAAGAACTGGTCAGCAATTAAGTGATGAGCAACTTGAGGAATTGACTTGGTTGAAGTCTCAAATTGGTAATTGGCAAGATAGGGCTAATCAGCTTTCAAGTGAAGTAAAACCTACCATTGGTACAGTGCTTGGAAGCATGTCTCAGCTTGCTGATATGTATGCTTCAATAAAGACTGAAGAGGGTAAGGCTCATGCAGGATTGACTGATTTGTATAATTCTGCTGATAATAATGAGAGACAGATAAGAAAAAATATGTCTATTCTTGAGACTGTGAGAGGTCTTGATGATAAGACTTTTGCTTATCTCTTGTCAAGTGACCCTAAGTTGGTAGAAGGAATCAAGTCAGTAATAGAAAGCCCTCTTAGTGGAGTAGCTGCTGATGATGCACAAGTATTCAATGAAAAGATTGATGATATTGTGAAATTAGTAGATGCTACTGGCAAATACAATACTAAGCTAAAGGAGTATCTTGAAAACCCTGCTAAGCTCCAAGAAGACATAGCCTCATCTACTGAGAACATTGCTGAAGAGGAGGCTAAGAAAAAGTCTGATAATCTGAAGAGTAGACTTCTCTCAGCCACTAACTTATCTGAGTTCAGACAGGCTCTTAATGAGGAAGAGGATGCTGCTACAAGAGAAGAGACACTTAAATCTCTTGAAGATGAAGGTAATGAGATGGCTAAGAATTATAGGGAAGTAAATGCCTACAACACAGATGTGCAAAGAGCAATTAATTCTCTTGATGAAAGTCCTGCTGTCAAGGCAGATGCTCTTAAACTACTTCAAGACCAATTTGAGAACTCCTCTAATCTAAATGAGATAGCAAATCCTAACTCTATATATGTTGATAATGCAGATGCTCTATATGATGATAATTTAACACCAGAAGAGAATGCTGTTAAGTTCCAAGAAGCTCAGTATGCACTTCTTAGAGCAATGAATCAAATCAACAATGAGAATAGATTCAAGAACAGATTCTCACAGGATTATAGAACATTAAGGGAAAAGGGTAAGCCAAATCCCTCTGCTCCCACAAAGGACACTACAGGTGATAGTGGTACTTCTACTGTTCCTCCAGTTAGCACTGAGGGTCTTCCTGTAGTTACTTATGAACCTCCTGTAGGCAATGTAACTGCAACCCAAGTAAAGGATGAAAATAGAGAGACTAATAGTAGGGTTGAGACCCCACAATCACTTGACAGCAAGCAAAAGAGCAGAAGACCCTACTATAGACCTTCAATACCTGAGTTGCATATTCAGGCAAGCAAGGAAGGAGATTTTAGACCATTTAATGTAGTGGCTGCTGAAAGAGAGAAAGGTGTAAACTTTGATGAGTTATATAACTATCTAAGAGATAATGGTGCATTTACTTATGTGAATGAAGGTAATCTGAAGGCAGGTGATGAGCTTGGATTTATGATTGACCCAGACTTCAATGACCATACAATCTTTATTGTAGATAGAAGAAATAACCAGATTGTAGGTAGCCTTGATGAGTCTGATTATTCAGTAGATAGATATGAGGGTCTGGCTGGTCTTGAAGAGAAGATAAAAGCTGAGTTTGCACAGAGAAGTGATAAGAGTAAGAGATTTATTGCTACTCCTACTACAAGAGTGTCACAAGTAATGGTAGGTAGAATACCTTACAGCACAGAAGAAAGAAGCTTGGCTAATATACCTAATGTATCAGGAGAGGGTAGAGCACCTATCTTTGGTATAATCAAGAATGGTACATTGGCTACTAATGGTAGATTGGATGATAGCCTTATTATCAAGCCAGTAGATATGGCTCAAAAGGAAGGTAGAATGTATCTTCTTATACCTAATGCTGCTGGTAAATATTCACCTGCTGCTGTAAGAGTAAAGCACTTCAACAAAACTGAGTTCAATCCTGAGGATGTTGAAGTACAAAGCACACAGGTATATAAGAATATACAAGAGTCCATTGATGCACTTGCCAATTCATTAAGTGAGGAGGATTTGAATAATGCAGTCAAGTCTCTTGCAACCAATCTCTATACTGGAGATTTGCACATTGACTGGTTCACATCTGACTCAGGTAATGGTATTAGGTTCACTAAGGTACAAAGAGATGCTCAAGGCAATGAGATATATGAGGAGAAAGATGGTAAGAGAATAAGAAAGGAGACTGTAAAGACAGTATTCTTAACTGAGAAGTGGGACCAAAACACTCTATTCTCTATTACAGGAAATGAAGAGGTACAAACAGAGCCTGCCTCAAAAAGTATTGAGGATGTATCAAAGGAGATAAGTGAAATCCTTCTTGACTTCAATCTACCTATTCAGGTGAATCTTGGTATGTTGAATAGAGGTGGATATAACAATGTACTTATCAATTCTAATGTACTTACATCAAATATCTCTGATGCAAGAGTGATAAGTAGCTGGTTTACTACTGACTACTTTGATGTGGAAGGTAATTTACATCAGGCTATAAACCCTGCATCTGTAACTCCAGATACTACAAGGAAGGTAGAAACTCCTGTAGGTGGAACTGAGGGTGTTATTACAGGTACTAAGGTAGTTGTTGATGGTGCTACTTATGGAGTAGACTTGACTACTGGTGTCATATATGGTAGTAACAATCAAAGGGTATATCCTAAGAATGCTCAGTTAATTAGTGATTTAGCTTGGGCAAGTGCTAACTTTGGTGATGCTACTAATGGTTCTTTGATATGGAATAATAAAATCCTGTTACCAAGTGGTCAGGTATTGGATAGAGGAACTCAGAAATACTTGACAGGTAAAGAAGCTCAAGAGGTTAAGGATAAGATTGCTGGTAGAGAAAGAACTGTAGGAGACAGTAAGAAAGTCATAGCTCAGATAGCTGAGAATCAGAAGAAAGTAGATAAGACAAGAACTGATGGTGAGTTCTATTATATACTTGAGGAAGATGGTCAGTACCATGAGTATGAAAGAGTACACATTCAGTATTAGGAAGTAATTGGATTGAATCAAAGAAGCAAACTGATGCTCTTAAAGATATAAGAGTAAGATTGTCTCAATTGGCAGATAATGTTACTCAGTACAATAACTACTTGAAGTACTTAGGTAATCATTGGAAGGTTGATTTAAGTGCATTCAGTGGTAAGATTGATGCAAGAAGTAGAGATACTATTGTAAACATCATAAGAGACAGTATGTCTGGCACTAACTCACAAAGAGCCTTAAATGCTGGTACTGCTGTGGATAGTGTGATTAGAAACTTCTTTACATCAAATGATACTCCTGTAAAGCCTGATAATATGAGTGAGAAAGCTTTCACAGATTTGATTGCCTCACTTACAGAAATCAGGTCTAACATTGAGGCAAGAGGTGAAAGATTCCTAACCAATAACATTGTACTATTCCAGAAGTATGCTGATGGGACAAGAGTTGCAGGTGAGGTTGATATTCTTTCAGTAGATGCAGATGGAAACTTCAGGATATATGATGTGAAGACAAGCAGATATAGCTTCTATGATTTCACAGACAGATATGGTCATAGAGTGAATTACTTCACCAGTCCTTCAGCTACTCAAAGAATGAGTGCTAAGGATTACTATACTCTACAATTGTCTGCATATAAGAATCTGTTTGAGTCTCAATATCATACTCCTATTACTACACTTGCTGTTCTACCATTTGTTCTTAACTATAATAAGGATGTTGTTGATGGGGTAACAAAGGAGAAGGGTATAATGATAACCTATAATCCTGCTGTTAATGTACCATTAGTAGGTGCTGTAAAGGCAAGTGAACCTACTCCTACTAACTCAACAGTACCAGTCTTTAATAGTGCTCTTGAAACACAAGACCCTGTTAATAATGTGCTTCCTGAATATAGTCTTGAAGATAGTAAGGTAGGTTATTTCGTAAGAGATGGTAAATTACACAAGAGTTATCTAACTCCTATTGGTAAAGTGAATGGTGTTGATGTATATATGGCTAAGATACCTACTATAACTAAGGGATTTGGTAGACAAGGTGAAGAAGCCCATGTTGCAAGTAATTCATATATGGCAGTATTCCCTAATGGTAATTCAATTACTCTTATCAAGAATGACCCAATGACCATGACTGAGCAGCAGGCTAAGGATACTATCAAGAAGATGCTTAATGGTAATCCTCAGAGAGTGGTAGATATGTCAAATGAGAAGACTCTCATATTTGACCCTTCATCTGCTCCTGTAGTAGAAGCACCTAAAACTGAGACTCCTGCCACTATATTATCTACTCCTACTGAGTCTGGGGCAGCTAAGGCTGCACAAGCAGAACAGGCAGTAAATGAGAATGATGATGAATTTGAGGATGACTTGGATTTGGGTAGTTTGAGAAGGGTAGATGATGAGACAAGGGGTACTTGGAATCAAGAAAAGGAACTTGCTTGGATAAAGAAAGTCCTTCCTCAATTATCTGATAATGATAGGGTAAGAGTAATAAAGGGTCTTATTAGAGTTGGAAATCAAGGAGCATTGGCTTGGGGACAATTCAATAATGGCATAATTACTTTATCTGATGTAGCTGCTGAGGGCACTACTTACCATGAAGCCTTCCATGCAGTATTTCAACTTCTTCTTGACAATAATGAGAGACAAGCATTATTGGCTGAGGCTAAGGAAATGTATGGTAATAAAGATGATGCCTCTCTTGAAGAGGATATGGCAGAAGGATTCAGAGAGTATGTAATGACCAGAGGGAATAGAGGTATTGGTAGAAAGATTCTTGATTTCTTCAAAGACTTATTTGCTAAGGTTACTAATTGGAATAACATGAGACCCCACTTGATTGATTATTACAGAAATATCAATGAAGGAAAGTACTCATCAAGTAATTATAAAGTACCTTCACTAAGTCAAATGAGAGAATCAAAAAAGCAAGATACTACATCATTTGAGTCATTAGATGCTGAGATACAAGAATCTCTATTGAATAAGGGATGGACACAAGAGAAGTTTGACACAATCTCACAACAAGAGAGAGACCAAGCAGTTAAATGTATAGCTCTTTAATCAGTAGGGTGAAATTTTTTATAAAGGAGAAAGAAAAAGGGAAGTAGAACTTAATCTACTTCCCTTTCTTTTTATCCTTATCTTATTGCTTGAAGAATGGAATACCAGTCTCAGGATGCAATCCTCTATAAATAGTCCTGTTCATAGGAATTATAGGAGATTCAAAGAATGACTTGTATGCAGTACTGTGTCCTTCATACCTGCCAGACTGTAATTCATCCATGTAGTTCCAAGGATTGAGCAGCTTAGTCAAATCAAGCATATTCTCAATTGTATTCACACCAGCAGCAGGTGATTTGATAATCTTCAAACCTTCTGAAATCATAGGTTTGCCGGGTATCATAGCACCTAATTCAGTGTACAATCTTCTTGCTTGATATTCAGCCATCCTCACTAACCAAGGTCTATCCTTATCATCAGACCACTCAATGAGACCAATAATAGCCATTACTGCCAAGAAGTGACCTGTCTCAGTCAATGCTCTTCTTATGTTAGCCTTCTCAGTAGGGGTAAGCTCATTCCACCTTGCAGCAAGATTAAATTGAGTTTCTCTCAAATCTCTTGCAAGTTGTAACAGGAATCTACCACTTGTTCTATAATAACCTTCAGTCCAAGCATCCAAATCATAGTTATAAGTAGCTGACTTGAATCTTCTATTCAGAGATGGCTTAATCCATTTTCTGAACATCATGCCCATTCTACCAATAGCTAATCTTTGTACTGCTGACCTATCAGCCTTATTGTAAATACCGTGCATTCTCTGATTGATTGCTGCACTTCTTCTACTGAACTTGATAATGTCATCCTGTGTAAATGCAGAGCCATCAGCCTTTGTATATCCCTCCTTCAACTGAAGTTTAGCACCTGCTTTCTTATTATTCTTATCAATAGGAACTACTTCCATAGCATCCCATAGACTGACAATCTTACCATTAGGTGCTTTCATCTTATAGGCATCAGCTAAGGCTAAAGAGGTTCTGTTCTGCATCCAATGTTCACCCGCATTGTTCATAAAGAATAATGTAGATGTGCCAAACATTCTACTGAACCAAGTCTTCCTATCAAAGTTCACTTCTCTGACATCCTGCTCATACTCTTGCATCACATTGAACAATTCATCCCATAGAGCAAGTTTACTTGTCTTTACTCTATTACCTATTTCAGCAAGATATGCAGGAAGAGACTGACCATATACCCTATCAGCAGTAATTGTGTTCTTCTCATTGAAGAACTCACCAGCAAATGACTCAATTCTCATCATCACTTTACCAGTAGCTATATTGGAAATACCTGAAAGAATATTGAGTGCTAAGTTGTTCATAGAAGTAACTCTATTTACAAAGTTAGCAACTTTACCCTTATCAATATTTGTCTTGCCAAATGTACCTTCATCTGCCATGTATCTTCCATATACTTGCATTTCAAAGAAGTCATTCAGTCTTTGGACAAATCTTGTAGCTTCTCCTTCTTTTGTTAATTTACTCTCAACCTTTCTACCTACTGCCTTGAACTTTTCTACAAGTGGCTTACCTCCTTGAGTTTGAATTACTTGCCTTTCTCTTAACAAGTCTCTGCCTAACTCAAGCACATCAATAACCTTGTTCATTTCATCAAAGTCATTAGCCATTGCAGCATAGGCTGTGAGAGTACTTACAATGTCAGTAGACAGGTCATTTGCACTTTCTCCCTCTTTCAGTTTAGTAAAGTATATAGGAAGAGTCTGCACCTCATTGCCTTCAAAGTCCTTCACTGTGGCTCTGTCTCCAAAGTCCACATCATCAGTCCTTCTAATAAACTCATCCTTGATACTTTCCCATATCTGCTTTGCCCCTGACCTCACACCATCAGATGACTTGACCCTCTCAAGCAAGTCCTTTCTTATCTTGACAGCATTAGTAAGTGTAGTGTACTTCTCAGGCAAATAAGAATCCAACTGGGACTTAATGTTCATCACTGTATCATAATACTCTTTCTGAGCTGCATTCAGTCTTTGGTATTGCTTATTACCATAGATTGACATCTTAGGTACTTTCTTACCATTGACTATTTCCATATTGGCATCAAACCAAGCCTGTCTTTCTTTCTTATACTTCTCAGCATTTTCACCAACAGGGTTCTTTCCATACTTCTCATTAAGAGATTTGAACATTTCCCTTACTTTCTCCTTGAACAAGGCTTGATTGATTTCAGAGATGTAATTACCACTTAAATTACCCTTGCTGTCCCTCTCAAACATCCAGTCAGTATTCTTAATACCAGCCTTTTCAAGTTTAATAGTGGCAGCCTGTAATTGTTTCATTACATCAATAGTCCTCAATCTTGCTTGTTCCTTACTCTTCTTGACAGCTTGGTCCATTACTTTCAACATATAGTCAGAAGAATCTGCCATGCTATCAAGCCATCTGTCAAAGAAGGAAATATCCTCATCAGCCATCTTCACCAAATCCTCAGCCTTAATCACTTTACCCTTGAACTTACCAAAAGGTATCATGATATTTTCTCCTACAAATGGCTTAATGAAGTCCACAAATAGGGGCATAGACACATCATTGTACTTAACAAACAGGTCTCCAATCAAAATAGAAGCATTATCCAATGCTACTCTGACTCTCTGACCATATCTATTATCAGTGTATCTTTCCTCATCTACCAATGCTTTTCTTATATCCTCAATGATATTCTTATATGAGTACATGTAATTTCTCACATCTCTCAATACAGAAGCCCTTTCATTTGCATTAGTGGCTGGAGTGTTTCTCAACACCTCAAGCCTACTGCTTACCTTCTGTAATTCTTCAAGAGCATTATCAAGGAAAGCATAGATTCCCTCAACTTCATTATTGTCAGCTAATTCAAGCTCAAGTCTGTCAATAAGAAGTCTTTGATTAGCACTAAATTGGCTATTAGGATTTCTCTTCTCATAAATCTTGAGCCTCTTCAACTCATTATTCATGATGTCCTGCAATAGCCTTCTATCCCTTTGAACTCTCTCATTAGTCTGATAGAACAAGCCAGAGGAATTAATGTTTTCTATATTTATTTCTTCGTCCATTCTACCATTAAGAATATCTCTTGCCAACCTACCAAAGTCTTTGTCTGCTTCATACATAGCCTTTTGTATCTGGTTGGCATTCATTGTCTTGAAGAAGGATTTAATAGCTGAGATTACTCTCTCTAATAAATTCTTGTAGGGTTTCTGTCCTATAGGCTCTGACTTCAATAAGTGCTTTGCAAGTAATTTACCTGCTGCTTCTTTAGCTAACTTTGCAGTATCACCTTTGTAGAGAGTATTATAGGTTTCATACTCATCACCAAGTATTTCACCTATAAGACCACTTGAACTGAGATTATTAATCAATCTATTGATAAGGGGGGACTCCCCCATTGCCTCAATAGCAAAGTGAGCAAACTCTTCAGGAAGAGCTTTTTCTCCCTCAATACCATTAGCCAATCTAATCATCTCAATCATTCCATTAGCAGCAGTTCTTGCTACATCAAAGTCAGTTACACCATTGATTCCCATTCTCTTTTCAAGGTCTGTCAGAGCACCTACTGCAATGCCATTAGCTGCCAAAATGTCTCTTAATCTACTATTAAGATTGGCATTATATGCCATTTTGTCAGCATCAATTGAGTTAAGCCTGTTTCTCTTCTCAACCTTTACTCCTATGAAGATTCTTGGAGATTCAGTGTCCTGAATCTTAATAATCTTAGCTACATAATCATCCCTGAAATCTGAGGTTTGATTGAATGAGATTGCCTTCTGTAGTAACTTCTGATAGTTCTCATCATTATTTACCCAAAGAGCAGGTCTGTCCATTCCCCTCTTATAGTACCCTATTTCTCTATTGAGTCTTTCAAGTACTTTTGACTCAGGAATAACATCACTAAGATTGGTCTTTTGTAGAAGACTTCTCAATGTAGGTTCATTGTTTTCATCAAGAGTTAGCCTTGGATTCCAATTCTTAATAAACTCACTACTCTTAGTAATCAAATAAAGTCTGGTAGCTTCTGACCTATTATTGCCAGTGTAGGCAAGCAAGCCCTTAAAGAGCTTGCTGTCTACTACCTGACCTTTATTGTTTCTTACTTGAGGGATAATTGCACAATTTCTTGCCATATCTTATAAGCTATATAAAGTTGTTGCACCACAAATATTATCACCATTCTCATCCTTGTAATCCACATTAGGCTGAATAGATGTCACATCATTTTCAGAACCTTGTGGCATTTCAAGGGGAGCACCATAAATGTCTCCATAAGCCTGTCTTAAAGCATCCTCACTGAATGCTTCTCTATACATCTCAGAGTAAGCTAAGTCCTCTTCTGTCATTTGAGGAGTTTCAAATGAAGCAAATGCCTCATAATCAACATTAGGATTAGGATTATAGTCCTTACTATTCTTCTCAATTACAGAAGTCATCTCACTTGCTTCCTTGCCATATTCATATTCAATGAAACTGTTTCTGAATCCAAGTGGCTCAATTCTCCTATAGACTGCCACATTAGACTCATCAACTCTGTCTGTAGTCAATCTGTAATAAACATAGTTACCTCTGTTTCTTCTTGCAATGAAATCAAAGAAATCATATACAGGACCATCAGGTGTGTCTATTCTCTTCTTGACAACCTTTTTATCACCAAAGTTGGCATTTTCATCTATTACAAATGTGACTTCATCTTTTATTTCATTGTCTTCACCTATGAATGATGTTGAGGCATCATCAGGAACTTCAGGAACAAGCTTTCTATTATCAAGGTGATTATAGATATACTGTTCAACAAAGTTACTGTAATCATCCTCAGATGTAAGGAGACTTCTCAGTGTTTCAATGTACTCTGGAACTGCATTTCTTACAGCTACAGGAGCCAAGTGAATAAATGTGGAAGGACCAAATGCAAAGCCATTTCTGTAGAAGCTGTATCTGAATAAGTTAAGAGCAAGCTTCTGAGCTTCTGGGTTATTCATATATAATAGAGAAGCCCAGTCTCTCATATATCTTTCTCTTAGAGTAGGACTTAACTGACCAACATTCTTGAATACTACAGTATCCACAGGATTTGTATCATTTGCCCTTATCACTCTAAGTCTCTTAATAAACTCAAGGTCAGCTATATCCTCATTCTCTGCAACCACTTTCTTAAAGTAAGTTGGGAAATTATTGATGAAGTCCCTTCTCTTGTCAGCAGATGTAATCATCTTTGTAGGATTACCATTCTCATCTACTGAACTCCAATCAGGTTCTGCACCAAAGAAATCTGTCTTAGACATTATATAAGCAAGCAAATCATTGTAAATACTATTCATAGTCTTCACATTTAATCTACCTGTCTTTGTCTTGTTTCTAAGAACATCAACTACCTCATCAAATGACTCAGTGAATTGAGGGAAATACTTGCTTAGCATTCTCTCTGATTGCTTCAATCCAAGTGTGTAGAATGCCTGTAAGAAAGGCAATTTACTTGCAAGCAATTGCTCTCTTATGTTGTCAATGTCATCATTAAGAGAAATACTGTCACTGATTACATCTGCCCCTACAAGTGGGAACTTATCATTCTCCTCCATATCTTTCAAGAAGTCTTGAACCTTTTGGATTTTGAGCTTTGTATCAGCAATAGTTGGACCTGCTGCACCACCTTGAGTATCAGACCTTGTAGCTTGCACAAGCTGACCAAGGCTATCAGCAGTTCTCATTATTCTCTTAAATAGGAATCCTACAGCAACTTGTTTCTTGTAGAACTCAACCTTACTGTAATCAGAAGTCTGATGGGCACTTGTGATGCCTGCCATTTCCTTTGCAATAAGGATGTTGTTGGCAAGGTCTTCAATTAGGAAGTCATTATTCTTATAGTTATCATAAGTAACTTCTTCCATCATTGCAGCCTTCTTCTTATATTCTACAAGGATTTCATCAATCACAGTGTCCTTACCTTTACCTTCTCTACTCTCTCTGAAATAAGCCTGAGTAATATCCATGATAATAGGTTGTGCCATAAGCAGACCTATCTCAACAGGATTGTAACCAAGTCTTGAAAGAAGCATAGAGGCATCAGCAGTAAATGTGTTCTGGTTAATACCAGCCAGCACAGGGTCTTTCACATTATCCACAGATGCAGCCAAGAAACCTGCATTATTCTTTGATATGAACTCTTTGTCTCTATTCATAATATCATGTAGGGATGTAAGTCTCTTTCCATTCAATACAAATGAGCCATTTTCCACATCAAGACCTAATTCAGTATGCTGCATCAAAGCATGGTTTGCATTATGGTTTGCATATATACCAATCAGCTTTGCACCAGTCATATTCTGTTGGTGAAGTTGTACCTGAGTTCTTGGAGAGATAGGGTCAAGTTTTCTCTTAGTTCTTTCAGCAAGTTTGTCAAGTTCTTCCAAATCCATTGAAAGTAACTTAGTGATAACTGGACCATTAGGAATATTCAAATCCCTTCTCAAATCTGATTCATAACTTGAACTAAGGATACTGACAATTCTTGCAGCCTTCTTCTGATAATCAAAACCACCGGGGTTAAGAATCTTAGAAGCTGTATCTGCATTTGTCAGAACCCCCCACATCATATCTATCATCAAGTTATTTCTTGCTTCAAGACTATTCTCTTGTGGAGCTTTATTAAAGTCATACTTTACTTTCCTAATCTTAGGTGTAGCAAGTCTGTACTTCTCCTTGTTCTCTCTGAACCATTCCTTAAACTCTACAGGTGCATTTGCAAAGTCATCCATCAGACTGCCTTCTCTGAATAGAGAAGCCAATTCATCAAGTATTCTTTGCTCACCTTTGAAATCCTGCTTTGCTCTTCTGAAATCAAACTTCTCTACCTTAAATTCAGGCAACATGATGTACATTTTATCCACATCAAAGTCTGAACCTGATAGAGTAGTAATCTCAGCAGGAAGCATAATTGCAGAACCATTCTGTTGAGGTAGGAATCCCTTGATATACAGAGGAGCCATTGAATACTTATCCTCTGTTGGAACTCTATAGCCAATCAACTTTCTAAGGTCTTCAGGCAACCTGTTGATGTCAAGTTCATGAGTTCCTTCTTTCATAAGAGGCTCATAGAACTCTCTTGAATAAGCTGGCATATAACACTCAAGATACTTGATTCTCTTGTTCTCACCTTCTCCTTCAAATACCACATGAAGTTCATCAGTCAAGCCATAATCAGATACCTGAATTAATGCTCCACCTCTAATCTTCTGCTTGGTAATTCTGCTCTTGATGATACTATTCAAAAGGGTCTGCACTCTCTGAGATTGTACAGGGTCAAATAATGGAATATTGAACTGACCATTCTCATTAAGAGTACATGCTCTCATCATGTCAATTCCATATCTCTGATTACCTCTAATCTCTTCAAGTAGTATTTCCTCTACCTTCTTAGGGTCTTCAAATATATCATCTATATCCATGAATGCTTGAAGGATGTTTTCAGTGTTAATAGCATTATACAAGTCCAGCCATTCTTGCTTGGTCATCTTTTTACCATCAACCTCAATAATGGCATCTGGTGCAATATCAGCAGTAATCAACTTTCTAATCTGAGTACCTACAAGCTGTACAGCATCAATAGCATGTTCAGGAGTTGCAGTCTGAATACCATAATCCTCATAGTTCACTTTATGAACTACATTAGGATTCTCCACACCATCTTGTGTAGTGGCACTCTTCAAGACTTCTTTCACCTGCTTGAAATCATTGACTTGGTTAAGGTCAATAATCCCTTGCTTACCAACTTTAGTAGTAGACTCAAACTGAACTACATCAATGTTATTCTCTTCCATGAACTCATTGATGGCTCTTAGCTTGCTTGACTTGCCAAGAGGTCCAGCAATTAATTCGTGCATAGCAAGTAATAGGAACTCAGAGTTCTTATGCTGTACAGGAGTCTTTATGCCTGTATGACCTTGTACACCACTCATATTATTGACTTGAGTATATACATAAGGTTTCTTAGTCTGCCAGATGATATTGAAGTCAGCAATGTTCCAAGTACCATTCTTGAAATTGTTATATGCCTGCTCCATTTCATCTGTCCATTGACCAGACATGCCAAGTATTGCTCTATAAGAGCTTAGACTTCTATAAGCCTGTGCATCTGCAACATTAACTGCCTTAAACTTATTGACAATATTATCTCTATCTGTCTTGGTCATTTCACCTCTCTTGACTCTTTCATCAAGAACTGTTTCAATGTCACTTAGTACAGAAGAGGTAATCTCATCATCCATCAAGTAAATAGTTCTTTCCCAATCTCTACCAATTCTTTCACCCTTATAAGTTGCTTTGGTATTCATTCTAAGAGCAGGGGCATGAACCTCCTTATATCTCTTTTGAAAGTCCTCTACATTCTTATAGAATGCCAAATCAGTAGTAGTCAGTTCAATGATTTGAGAAGTGGCTAATTTACTATTCCAGTAATACTCTCTCAATGCAGCCTTTGCATTGTTCTTTACCACAAGGTTTCTATTGATACTATCAGCTTCCTGCTTTGTAATATCACCTCTTGTAGCCTTTTGAGTAACCATATCCCTTATCTGTTGAAATAGGTTTGCAGCTACTCTGTCATCTACTGGGTTATTGTTGTTATAATCTTTCAATAACAACTCCATATCAGTAGTCCATAGAGTAGTGCCGAGAATCTCTTTAGCCTTAATAAGAGATTTTGCAGTTCTTGAGTTCTGCTGTGCTTGCCCTGCAAAAGGCAGATATTTATATCTTCCATTTGGCAGTTCATCAAGCAGACCAATTCTTACCCAATCTCTATATACTTCTTCAAAACCATTATCCATGACTTCTCTAAGAGCACCTCTGATAAAATCCTTCAACTCAGCACCACTTCCCTCTCTACTCAACCTACTTAATCTGTCAAGGAATGTCTCTCCATTATCATATCTAATGGAGTTAAGTGCAGGTAAGAACTTGAACTCAGCTCCACCTATACTCTTAATACTTCCATCCTTCTTTCTGACAATATCATAGTTTGCTATAGGAGAGATGTTTGGATTACCATTTTGAAGCTCCTCATCTCTTGCTCTGACAAGCATTATTCTGTCATATTCTTGATTGACTAAATCAGTCAGTTTATCAAGAATAATATCATCATAAGTCAGCTTGTTTCCATTTTCATCATATTCAACCCCACTGACATACTTTCTGAATCTGATGAACTCAGCAGAAGGAGAGTCTGAAAGAATAGGAACATGATACCAAGCCCACTTTACACTTGTTCTACTATCTTCTGGGTCTCCCCAGTATTCAGTAAGAAGTGCTAATGTGTAATCCAAATCATCCCAGTTAGTATAGTCCACTTTATCAGAGTTCAATACCACTTTATGACTTAGACCTCTTCTCATTTCCTCAGAATTGACAAGTTGCTCCAACCAATCACTTCTCCATCTTCCATCCTTGAAGAACCACTCATACTGCTTAAACTCAGTATTAATGAACTCTTCAAATCTCTTCTTGTCTCCTCTTACATTCTTGAGTTGTTTAATCAACTTCCCAAGGTAGTTAGGAGTAACATGAGAGTAATAGGACTTATCATTCTCTCTAACACTACTTTCAATAGCATCTTCAGTTACATTAGCCATCATACTTGCAATCATGTTGTAAGCAGAGCCAAATGTATTGATTAAGTCTCCTCTCTTCTCTGTCCCATCTTCTCTTGTCTCAGATTTTATATCACCCTTCTTAATACCACTGAATATTACATTCAGTTGAGGTAATAGAAGCATAATAGGGTCAGTGAACTTGATTGTGTCAGAGGTTTTAATATCTGTAAGTGCATTCTTTAATACTGAAGGATTGGCATCAATACCAATCATATTCAACAGCTTCAGGATAGTATTCCAAATCCTATCCTCTTCAAGAAGTTTTAATCTTGCCTCAGTATCAAGATTAGAGAATTTGTTGTTTAGGGTTTCAACCCACTTGAGACCTTTCTCAGCATTCTCAATGTTTATATCCCCATTCTTCTCATATACACTATCATCATCAAGTTGAATACCATTCTCATAGTTATCTCTCCAAGCATCAAGAAGATAATATACACCCTCAGGCTTATTGATAGCAATAGTCTGCATCTTGAATGTACCATCAGGCATCATCTTTTTCTTCTGAATCCAGTAAGGCATGAAGTCCTTTCTGAAGTCTTGGTAGAACTGAGAGAATAGTGTTTCATCACCTTGTAAAAGCTTTGTCACTTGCTTTACCCAAGGCTTGTTCTTTTCAAGCTCCTGCATAAGAGGAATCATATCTTCAGAGGTAATCATATCCCTCAACTTATCAATGAAAGTTGCATGGACATAATCAGCATCCAAATATCTTGTGAATCCTAAATCATCTTTCTCATACTTTCCTCTATAATCCAATTTAGGTACTTGTCTAATGACCTTTCTTACTGCTTGAGATAATGACTCATGGGAGCTTACTTGTCTAAAGTTGGTCATCCAACCATCTTTGAAAGTCTCTTCCTTATTGTAATCATCAGCTTGCTCATCAAGTTCACTATCTCCTTCAGGAGTATCATCATTCAAGTTGGCATCTTTAGGAGCAATATAGTTCGGGTCAATCCTAATTCCTTCTGTCATTACAAGCAATGTACTTGCTTCTTCTGCCAGAGGTTTGAAGTTATCAACAACCTTTCTATAGGCTTGTTCCTTATATGCAGCTTTCTTCTTTGCAGCAGCTAATTTCTGCTCATCAGAATATTTGTCTGCACCTTTAGCTGAATTGATTTTATCCAATTCAACCTTCACTCTGTTCTCCTCTGTATCATTAATATAGGATTGGAATATATCCAATACTCTACTGAATAATCCAGCAGGAGTGTACTTCTTTATGACAGTAAATCTGTCAAGGGAACTTAGTTCCTTCTGTAATTGCAATCTTTCTTCATCAGAAGCAGTGTCCATTCTCTTGTTAATGGAATCATCCATTTCCTGCAATGCCTTATCTACCTCATTACTGAAGAATCTTGCAATCAAAGTAACTCTATCCCTTCTTGTTCTTGGGTCAAAGTCTAAATCAACCTTAGCCTGCTCTTCAATGGAAGAGACCTTAGGGGTTTCAAATGAAGAGGATAATGCCTCATCAAGCATCTCTGTTACATCTGCATTCCTAAGCCTAAATCTGAAATCATTAAGTTCTTTTGCAGTAGGATACTCTTCAATAGATTTATTATTCTCTTTTTGCCACAAAGCCACAAGACCCTTTACAGATTCCTCTGTCTCCCCTTGTAACTTCTTAGCTAAGTCCCTAATCTCTTTAGTTGTTACTAAGCAATTATTCATATAATATCCTTGTTAAATAAAACAACAGCAAAGGTAAGTATTTATCCTTAATAAACCAAGATATTAAGTATAAAAGTTGTCACCAGTTAATTTGATTACTAATTATGGTATAAAGAAATAAGGGAGATATTGCTATCTCCCTTAGAAAATCTCTTAATATTGTCAAGAAGAGATAGTAAATAGCAGAGATTTACTCTACCACATACTTCACTCCATTGTAGATAAGCTGAGAGATTGTATTGATGTTCACCAATCTTTCACCTGTCTCCTTCTCAGTTCTCTCAATATCCATGTCCATACATTTGTATTTACCATCTCTTGAGACAAACTGCATCTTGTAACCTCTCAGTACTCTATCCTCACCTTCAATATAGTCCTTTACAGGATTATTCTGAATGAACTCAAGAGCTTCCTTATAGGCTACAGCCATAGACTTCTTCTGCTTCTTAGCCTTATCAATCAGGGCAATAGCCTCAACTCTCTGAGCCTCTCTTTCAGCCTCAAACTGTTTCTTAGTCTTGGCTTTATCCTGTTTCTTGAAGACTACAGTGAATACCTCAGAAGACTTGATACCCTCAAAGATAGTTCTTATGCCCGGAGTACCATCCTTCTTATCTTCCTTAGTAACTTTTACTTCTCTTTCATACTGGTCAGAAGTATTGAGCATATTATGAACATACTCATTGCTCAGACTTACAGTCTTCCCACTTTCAAGATGTTCAAATACAACACTATCCTTCTTTACTTCTTTTACAATGTAATGGGACTCTTCTGAGAAGATGTCACCTACTTCAATTTCTGCAAGATTTACTTTCATGTTTTTATTGTTTTAAGATATTACTTCTTTTGAATAGGCTGCATATACAGCAGTCATTTCAGTATCACCACTTGCTTCAAAGCTATCCATAGTAGCCTTATAAAGACCTCTTGTCTTTTCTCCTCCTCTTGCCAATGCAGCAGCTTCAACAAGTTGTGAAGTCTTTGAGCTTGTACTAAATGGAGCACTTACACCATTAGTAGTACTTGAGAGTTCTTTATACCACCCAGTTTTATTTATAGTCAATGTATCAAACTTGATTCCTTTCTCAGCAGCTTTCTTAGCTTCTTCTCTCCAATCAATTTGATTATTAACTACTCTATCACTGTAGCTATATCCTACCCTATGTGGTTCTGCATCTGCAATAAGGAGAACTGCTTTGGTAGAACCTTCTCTCCAATTAGTCTCTTCTACTATCTTCTTGATAACAAGCTCATAGAACTCATCTCCATCACCCCCACTTGTGTTCTGTGCCTTAGTGATGAACTCTATAAGTCTATTCTCATTATCAGTAAGCTCACATACTTGATATGCCTTATCAAATCTATCTTTGCTTGGCATATCACAATAGTCACCAAAAGCCACTATTCCTATCCTCAAATCAGGATTCTGTTTGAAGAGTTTAGGAATCAGCACCTTCACATGCTCCTTGACTGCATCAATGTAACTTCTCATGGAGCCAGTAGTATCAAATGCAATCACCATGTCAAGCCTGCCATCTGATGATGTAGTAGTGCTTTCTTTTACTTTGGGTTTAACTAATCCTGTTCTCATTTAATAAACTTTTCTAAGTTGGACATAAATCTCTTAGTCTCTTCCTGAGTAATACTAATCTCCTTTATTTGAGCATTAATAGACTCAATCTGAGCCTGCTTTGTTTCAATCTCTTTCTGCATCTCATCATTCAATGCAGATGCCTGATTGTGTGCAGTCTGAAACATAGCCTTTACACTATTAAGTCTTTCTGCAAATGTAGCCTTTGCTACAGTAGTCTTACCATTACCAAAAATTGCCATATTCTTTTTCTTTTTAATTGTTTATCACAAAAAAAAAAAGCAGGAATTACTCCTGCTCATAAACTGTGTTTCTGTATCTCTGCAAATCCTCTTCAAATTTCTTAGTTTTAGAATACCCACAAGGGTTCATAAACTCAGGACAGAATCCTCTATACAGACATTCAGGAACACATTTATCAGCTAATACTGGGTCTACCTCCCTAATAGCCTCTACTACTTGTTTCCATGCCTCTCTGGTTTCTTTAGAAGCACAAGAACACAGTCTCTTTCTTGATATGTTTATAATAGCCTGAGCATTGGCTGTCATATCCATATCATTAAGAGCACCTTGAGGTAATTCATTTCTTGGGACAGGTAATACTCTCCTATCTCCTCTCTGGCTATGGACAAACTTCTCACAGCCTTCATGGTGTCTTACAAGATGAGTAGTGACCCACTGCATGATGTCCTTCCATGTCCAATCAAATTCTACTAACCTAATTGGACTATGCTCAGCAAGGAGCATCTTTGCTTCCCAAGACTTTGAAGGCTCTTTAGCTAATGGTGCTTTACCAATAGTCCTTCTTGCAGCATTCAAAGCTCTCTTCCAACTTGTTACTTGGTCTAATCTAACAATTTCACTCATATACAAACTTTGTTAAATCTGTAGGAGTAGCAGGTAATCCTGACATCTTCCTGACCAAATTATCATTTTCATCCAACACTAATAGTGTGGGAATAGCCCGCACATTATATTTAATTGAAAGTCCTTCACCATCTGGTGAATCAATATTCACACTTTCATGCTCAATATTATGGTCTTTCAACATCTTCTCCAAGACTTTGCAAGGTCCACACCAATCTGCATATAACTTAATCAGTTTCATCTCTCCTTCTTCACTTCTAACATTACTGGAACAGCTCCTTTATCTGCATTGTAGTTGGGAACACATAAGAAGTGTGTATCATCTATCTTATATGTAACCCATTTACCATTCTCATCAATTACTTGATACTGATTATATTGAGTATCATGATTGGAAGATGGCTTACTACAACATGCAGACATAAGAACTGCAACCATCAAAATCAATAACTTCTTCATTTTATTTCTCTTATTGTAGTATGTTTTTGACAATCTTCACACCAGCACTCACCCTCACCAATATCATCTACATACTCATTGGTATTGGCATTAACCCATGCCTGCACTTGAATATTAGTTCCTCCACACTGACTACAGCAATATGTAGGTTTATCCAAGTTATTTGGGTAATACAACATAGTGCCCATAGAGTTTTTATGAACATCTACATCAGGAAATGCCTCACTGAATGCTTTGGTATTGAAAGGTTTTACAATGAGATGAATCCCTTGTTTAGTAGGCACTTCAGCATAGATATAACTATCCTCCACTTCTTTAAGTGCTTCTACTGAAATATCAGAACCTTTCCTCCTCCAAGCCTCTGCATACAACTCAAAGAGTTTCTCCTTGATAGAGTTCTTTAGTAACACATCATCTACATCTACAATCCACTTGGGCATCCTTGACTTGAGTTCACCTGCTGCACTGTTAAGGCACTTTCTTGGATTTCTTACAAGACCTTGATGAATGTCACTTGCAAGTTTCACAAGCATCAAAGATTGTAATGCACTGAAATCCTTTCCTGCAACATTAATGTATGCCCTTGCCTTGTAGTGCTCACATAAGAGAATGATTTCATCTTTTACTCTCATAAGATGTTCAGCACTTCTTATAAAGTAAGTCTTGATTGCACCTTCTCTTACTTTTTCCCCTTTATGGTCTTTTGCCCTCTGTACAATTTGGCAATGAAAGAACATATCATTTGCCTCATTGAAGTAGAACATAGACTTGATTAGTTCAAAGTTATCTACCATACTATTTCAGTTTGAAAGCCAGTTCTTCTACAGTAGATACTCCGAACTCTTTCATAAGCTCATTCTTCACAGAAGATTGAAGCATATTAATAGCTGTAGTAATGGAACCAATAGGGTTTCCTTTTACCAGCTTCTTGAAATTTTCAGATTGTTTACTCATATTATTTCCTCCTTTTATTCTGGTATAACTTCCATTTCATCAACATTCCACCCCTTCAAATCAAAGATAGCTTGCACTTCTTTCTTTGACTTAGGAGCTATATAATCCCAAGCATTTTGAGGTAATGTAATCTGCTCTTCAACTGCCCCCTTTAGGTCACAATCAGAATAGTCTACATCCTCAAAGTATTCACCATCTTCATCCTTGCCAGAGTCAGTAATGGTGTAGTCAGACACTTTTATCTTGACAGTCTTACTGAGTGTCACAGATACAGTTACTTCAATCTCCCTTTCAGGGAGTTCTTCTTGATTCCAAGGTGCATTAGGGTCATGCTCTGCACCGGGGGGATAGTATCCACTTTCAGTCATTTTACTTTTTTTTTTAAGTTAATGTCCAAGTTATTTTCCTTTATCAGTCTTCGAGCAATTACACACTCAAGATTATGAGGAATGCTGATATGCCTTCCTTCATCATTGACATAGATAGCATGACTTCCATTATGTCTGTCATAGTAAAAACCATTCTTTTCTACTATCTTGATGAACTCTCTTGATGTGTATTGTTTCATGTTACATTGTCCACAACTCTGATACTCTTCTAAAATCCTCACCTTTAGGAACAGGGCAATCTTTAATCCACTCTATCTCCTTAATTTGCCATTTAGAGAGATTAATGTTGTCAGGAAGTGCTTTCTTAATGTCAGGGAAGAGGTTAAGCCTCATTGATTTCCCATCAAATAATCCAGCAGTGCCTTCATTCATCAGATTATTAAGTGTTATGAAATCCTCTATATCACTCATTTTATGAGGAGTAAGCACAATTCCATCTATCTCATTTAGTACACCCAGAATCTTCCCATAATCACATATTGCTGTATATACATACAGCTTTGGATTGCTCCCTTCTGCTTTGGCAATTGATTTCACAGCATAAGCAAAAGCTGCCAATTTAGCAGGAAACAATAAAGGCTCTCCACCAGTGAACATGATTTCATCATAGTTCCACCTATTCACCACTGGCAATTCATCAAAGTTCCATGAGTTGTTACAACACAAGGGGCATCTATTAGGACATGAGGTTGTCACTAATAGTCTTAATTTCCTATTCTGTTCCATAAAGTCTTTTGCATTTTTCACATACATAATACCCTCTACTATCAATAGTTACAGCAGGTTTACCACAATAGTAACACCTATTCACTGCATTGAATCCAAGGGCAATACTACTCTTTGTAAAATCCTTGATTACTTCTCCTATAAGAGTCTGGGCTTGTGAGAGTTTCTCTTTCTCTTCCTTAGTCATTGGCGCATCCATAGGAATTATCATTCCTTTGATTCTCCAAAGAAGATTAACTCTCTTTCTCCAAGACTCCTGTTTGGGAGAAGGAGAGGCATGATAACCTCTCCTATCAGGACTTGCATAAATTAGTCTACCTGAATTAGTCATTTTTCACCTCCTTCCAAGATGGATTTGTACTTTTCATAAGTAGCCTTGATAACTTCCTCTCCTATGGGATTAGGTCTTCTGGAATCTCTCTCAATACAGTCTTGAAGAGGTATGAAGAAATCCTTAACTTCCAATTCATACTTAGATTTTATCACAGTGGGAGCATATTCATTAGCATTATTCCAATCATTAAGTACTCTTTCATAGTACTCCAACTCCTTTGGATTAAGATTCATATTGTCAATAACAATATCAAATCTATAAGACATAGCTTTCCACAAGAATAAATCCTTTAAGTCTTTTACAAGACCTTCTCTACTGGGAACCCAATACTTACCAAGCATATTTCTGATGTCATCATTATTGAATCTTACTCTATGTTCAGGGTCTTCAAGTACCCATTGTTTAGCCCAAGTGGTCTTACCACTGCCTTGTATTCCTCTACACAAAATTATCTTAGGCATCTTCTACATCTCCTCCTAATTGCTTAATTCTATCCTTAATATACCAAATAGCTTTCTTCAAGTCCTCAACTTCCTTCTGATTGTCAGAGAGAGAAGCATCCTTCTTGAGTCCAGCCCTCCACAGATACTTGATTGCATTTCCAATAGCAAAGCAATAATGCCTTGTAATTTCAATACACTCAACACCACTTGGATGGGAAGTATAATGCTCAGGATGATTAACATTGTCCACTCTTGTCTCCATCTTTCCAATCTATGAGTTTAACAAATTTGTCAAAGAAATCTTTCTTCTCTCTGACATACAAATGTTTACTGTCATAATCCTGATAGATTAGCGCATCAAACCACTGTCCAGATGCAGGACATTTAAGCCTACATCTGAATAGTGGTAGATATTGATGACCATTCTTAGGATATATGTACAGCTTCTCTCTTATCTCCTTTAGTTTAAGCTTTGTTGCATACCATATCCCTAATGGACACAGTATAAACACAACTATAGGGATTATTATTTTCCATACTTCCATATCAATGTACCCAATGGTCTGCTATTTCAGGCACAGCTTTGATAGTCACCTTTTTGCAGAAGATTGCTGCTGCATACTCCATACATTCACTTAACTTCTTGGCTTCCTGCTCTGCAATCTCAGTTGGTGGCTCAATCAGATATTCATCATGCACATCATTAGGAATCAGGACTTTGAATATAAGTCCATCATTCACAAGATGGTTGAAATATCTAATGCCAGCAATCTTAGTCATTGCAGCAGCAGTTCCTTGTGCAATTCTATTATCCTACAGGCTCTTTATCCTGTAGTTCTATTGATTTCTCAATAGGTTGGACTATATCATTATCTCCAAAATATTTATAGATGTTATCAGCAAACTTTAGCAATTCTTCTTTTGTTGCAGAGTTTTTCATAGAGTTAGCCTTCTTAGTAATCACCCACACATTCCCTTTGATATATCCTTTATTAGGGTCTATTCTATCAAGGGAAGGAGTATATTCATAATTACCTTGAACTCCTAATACAAATGGCACCCCTAATAGAGGACATTTATCAGGAATAACTATATCATCTATAGTTAAATTAAACTCTAAATTCCTTCTCTTAGCTCTCTGCTTTGCTTGCATTAACATTCTATTTTCAGGATGATTCCTATAATGCTTTCTTCTATTAGCTTTTATAGTTTCATTATCCACCTCTCTCCTATAAGCCATATACTCTCTATAATGCTCTCTTTTAGAAGTCCTATATTCAGACATACATTGCTTACACTGGTGAGTTAAGCCATCCTTTGATGACTTATAATGATAAAACTCTGACTCATCCTTTAACTTACCACAACTTGAACATCTCTTCATAATTTGTTATCTTTAATTTAAGGCACAAAGATACAAATTATTTCTTAATTATCCAATAGGGTAAATAAATAATTAAGAGATACTCAGCACTCTTGTCCATTTCAGCATAGATTTCTCCTTAGCTTACTTTGATTAGTCTCTGAACCTTACTTGCATTTCTACAAGCCTTGGCTGCTGATTAGCATAGATTTCTCCTTAGCTTTCCAGCAATTCACTGAGTTTTTCATATAGCATCACTACTATATGCCCCCACAATTAAGGGATAATTACATGATTGGTTATCAGAAGCACTCTTTCTTTTCCAAAGGTGTTTCATCACTGATACATATACAGTTTCTCTGTTAATATCAATGAATCTCTCTTCCACTTTGCCTGCCTTCTTTACTTTATATGAATACCTAACAGCTATTTCCTCAATAGGCTTTCCTTCAGCAAATCTCTTGGCTATCTCCTGCATGATTGCAGGTGGAATTTCATTTATTACTCTGCCACTATCTCTTGCAGCTTTGTAAATATCCCAGAAATCCTCCATACCATTCTTCCTCCTCTCTATACCTTTCAGTATAGGATAGTCATAGATATATGCCCTAAGTCCAGTTATCTTAGAAATCAAGATATAGCCTCTATTCCACATATCCCTCTTTTGGACTTTGAAATAGCCTGCTATACCATAGAACCTCTTGAAATAGTTGTTATAAATCTCAGTTGCAAAGTCTACAGGAATGTTACAATTAGTAGCCATTGTAGGAGCCTGCCCATTATAATTGAAACAGAACCTTGCCTTCTTAGCCAAATCTCTGAGGTCTTTTCTCATCTTCTTGACATCTTTTTCCTCAATACCATCAAGGTCTTTGGGAAAACACATCTTAGCTACAAATGAGTGTCCATCTCTTTGATTAGGGTCATTATAGAAATCAATCCACTCCTTATCACCAGACAGCTCTGTAAATACATGACCCTCTTGGTCTCCATAATCACAGTCTATCAACATGTGTCCCTTTTCAGGAACAAAGGCTGCTCTTGTCTCCTCTGTAGCAGGAAGCTGTTGAATATTGACACTCTTATCATTTGATTGAGTTGTAGTATCTTTATTCTCATCTTCCTCCTCTGCAATATCATCATCCTTAGTCTTACCTCCCTTTCCTTTACCTCCTGAACCACAAGACAACCTACCTGTATCCATCATTTGATTGAATGTTGGATGGATTCTATGTGTCACAGGGTTAATGGCATCAAGGAAGTTCTGACCAAAAGATGTTACTACCTTGAAGGCTGCTGAATACTCAAGATACAAAGGAACAATAGTACTTTTATCAGCTTGTAATTCTATGTACTTAGACTCTACGGACTTTTTCATCTTGCCTGTCTTCTTGTCTTTGACCAATAGGTCAAACCCAAGTTCTTCAAACAATCTAATTACTTGCTTAGAGCTGTTCCAGTTAATAATACATTGAGGTCCAGTATCAAACTCAGAGAATAGTGATGGTGCAGGTATTACCACATACACACTATCTGCAAGTTTAGCTGGCTTGCCTTTCTTATGAGAATCATAATTGCTTGCAATTAAAGAAGGGTCATTCTTCTTCATTACATAATCAACTACCCACTCATTGAGCTTTTGCTCTGCAATTCTTAACCTCTCTGCATCCTTAGCCATCTTAGCCTTCCACTTCTCAGGGTCAAGCCTAATGCCACAAAATTCAATATATGCAAGAACTCTTACAAACTCATTCTCAATATCAAGTGCAACTCTCTGACTTCTTGCACTGATGATTGGTAATTGACTGTTCATAATATCTTCAAGATATACTACATCATTTGCAGCATAAACTATGACATCCTCAGTCATTCCTACATGTATCTTCCCTCTCACAGTCTTGTCAAGAAAGACATTCAAATATCTATCACAACAAGCCTGCAAAGAGAGGGAGATAATGCCCGGAGGAAAACCAAGATATAGAATCTTTTCAGCTAAATAAGTATCATAGACATTTCTGACTACAATATGTTCCTTATATAGCCATCTTAAATCAAACTTTGCATTATGAATGATAAATAATCTATCACTTTCAAGATAGTCTTTATACTGCTTGACATCAGTGGTCATGCAGTCTATCACCACTTGATTCTCCTTATTACCTAATTGAAGGGTAAGCAACTTGCCCTGCCATATCTCTGTGCCTGTAGTCTCAGTATCCAAACCTACTATTCGTAGAGGCTCTAATATTCTTAGAGACTCCTCTACAGAGATACACTTATATTTGACATCAGGAAATTCAAATAGTTCTCTTTGACCAGTAACAAAATATATCATATCATTCAAATGTTATTGTATGACCATATCCAGCAATAAAGTCAATTGATTTAACTACTGCATTAGCTTCTTCAAGTAATGAGCCTTCAACTATCATAGGACCTCCTGATGGGTCAATAAACTTTCTCTTCTCCTCTACATATCCCATCCTAAGAGTGGGCATATCAGTCTTGATTACATAAGTCTTTGACTCTTCACCATTTAGTCTTTTCATCTTCTTGAGGTAATTATTAACACCACCTCTTGAATGCAACTTGATAATATCTTCCATTACCTGATATATGCTATAAGTTCCTTAAAGTCAAGAACATATTTATATCTCTCGAAGAACTTGCTTCCCAAGATACCATGTATCTGAACTCCAGACTCCTGCTTTACCACACTGAATGCTTCATCCAAGTCAGCAATACTGAACTCCTCTTCAAATACCTGATTCTTATATGTCACAGACATTTTACAGAACTGGTTACTAACCTTATTGCCTTCAATTCCAATAGTATTCATCTCCTTATCAGTCTTCTCATGGACAAGAAGAGGAATAATAGAGCTGTTGATGTAAGACACATTACTTCCTGTGTCCAGCAAGAAGTTCAGTTTCTTATCACCATTATAAAATGTCACCACAGGCAACTCTACCAAATCCATAGCTTCCTTAAAGGAGATTTTGCTATTGTTCCTTTTTCTCATATCATCAATGGTATTGGCAATAAATGCTACTACCAATACCAAGATGACCACACCAATTATCTCTAAAATCATGTTTCATGCTTTTTTTTTCAGTTATTACTTAACTCCAGTGCTACCAAATCCTCCTCTGTTGTTATCACCTAAGTCATCTACCTCTACAAGTTCAATTCCTGAACTGAATAGCCATTTCAGCTTCTGCCACATAGTAGCCTTCTGACTAAGCTGTATTCTAAATTGGCAAATTCTATCTCCCTTATGAATAGTAGTGGCTTTCATAGGAGATGCAACATAATTCCACTCATCCCTATTACCAGAATAAACTTGGTCAATGACCCCAATTCCACTGGGAATAAAGATATTGAGCTTCTTTGGTCCACTGCTTCTTGATGCTACAATAGCCTCAAGTCCATCAGGAAGTTTCATGGCTACTCCAAGAGGGATATAAGAGGTACTCATTTCTACATTCCTGTAGCCTACCTCCTCACCTTCTACAGTCTTCTTCTTGAGAGTACCAGACTGTGCTGCATTGAACTCCACATCCTTTGCAGCCTTGAGGTCAATCCAATCTCCCTTTTCATTGATTTCAGGCATACAGCCTTCTGTTAGCACTTTTACTTTAATCTTTAGTTTCATGTCTTATAAATCCTTTTACTTTAGTTACTTCTTTGATAGGAGTAAGTTGCCCTACTGCCACATTATTTGTTGAAGTCTTTCTGAACTTGAATATTGGAATACAAAGAAAGGTAACAACAGTAGTCCTTACTGCCAAATTGCCTTCTCTGTACTCCTGTGTTACCATACTTATCATTCCTTCCAAAATTTACTTGTTATATCCTCTAATTCACAGTCATGCACTTTGTACATTCTTTGATTAGTAGTCCTACTGTTAAGTGGACCAAACTCTTCCATATAAGGACCAAGTTTAATATAATCAAAGTATTCCAAGTTTATATCCTCGCTTAACTCCTGCCTACCACTATACCAAGCTATCTTTACATCAGCCCAGTTCCCGGGTTCACTATCGTTCATGTCACGCATTATACTAGCTAACCAGTTAATATATTCTGGGTCTGAATCTCCTCCCATGAAGGCTATACAAGTAATACCTTTATTATTGAGTAGTAACTCTACCAAAGAATCTTCGTCAAGAGGAGTTCCAATATCCTCTGCCAAGTAAGAGCTATGACAGCCCTTACAATGGCATGGACAATTTGATATATTGACAGCAAGAGTAACCTCATCTGGAACTTCAGCAAAGACTACTTTTGCATCTACATACTTTAGCATATCTACTCTAAATTAATTCCTTCTATCTTAGCTCTTACCTCAAGAATATCAAGGTACTCCTTCATAGCTCTCAACTGAAAATTATATGTAGCCCTCGGACAGGTAGGAGTGAAACTAAGAGTACCATTATCCCAATTATCAGTCATTCTTTTTAGTCCCTCATATCTGTTTTTAAGCTGAATATATTCAGCCTTAAACCTATCTTTGTAATTTTCACTTGTCATTAATGTAGCAGTTGCTGCTAATACTTCATTCTTTGCCATATTATTAAATATTTTTACTATAAACTCTTTTACTTGCTTCTATTTGTCTATCTTTCCCGAAACTCTTTACTGGTCTTAAATATCCTATAACCCTTGTATATTGGGTAATATGGTTACTATGGCACTTTGGGCATTCAGTAATAGGATGTTTAGTAATGTAACCACAATCATCACACTTACTATTAGGAATATTAAATGTGAAGTAGTTAGTTCCATTAGCTATAGCAAAGTCTATCAGCTTGAGATATTGCTCCTTACTCAGATGGTCTTCAAGATTGATGTGAGCTGCACTACCTCCATCAGTGAATTGATAAGTCTGCCTTCCATGAAGAATAAACTTGTCAAGTACTGAAGTATCATCATGGGCATCATAGAAATATGAGTTATACAGGTTCTCATCATCAGGAACCCAATACCCATCTTCCTTATCCCAATTATAGTTCTTACCACCAAGACCTTCAGCAGGTACTACCTCAGAATTAAACAAGAAAGGTCTCTTCTTATCATGAATAGAATGCTTCTTATTCTCCTCTTTGATAGTCCCAAGTATGAGTTGCAGGAACTCAATGTACTCAGGATTATTACCTACTTCAAGACCCAAGAACCTTGCAGCCTCATTCAAGCCATTAATACCAATGGTACTATACAACTTGCTGATATGAATATATCCACCATTTGAAGCTGCAAACATACCTTTATCTTCAAGGTCATACAACATTGTCTTAAAGGCTATGTGATACTTGTAAACCCTTTCAAGAATATCCACTAAGTATTTCTTGAGTAGTGGAATATTATCCTTGCAGTGAAGAAGATTCTTATCTCCTTCCTCACTCCACCAAGTAGTCTCCTCCTTAGCCCAATCCTGCACAATCCTATTGATATTCAAGGTAATCACATTGCAACTGCCAGTCATAACACCAGTAAGACCTGATGTAGGATTAAAGGTATTTTCTGCAAGTTCATTCCTTAGCCTACAGCAAGATGCAAGACTGTCAGCACTATCTGATATATAGGTAAAGAAACTGTGACCTTCTGCATACATTTCAGCAGTAAAGTCTTTGTAATCCTTATCTATAATATCATTAGTCTCTGGGTCATACACCATAGCCATTGTCTCTACTGGGAAAGTAAGAATCTGCTTGGTTCTCAGTTTATTGAAGAACTTCATAAACAGCTTCTGAAGACAATCTATAGCTTCCCATTGAGGTTTAGTACCATCAGGATAGCTGAACTCTCCAAACAGTGAATTGAAATATGTGTGGTCATAATAAGACACATTAGTAAATGGACTCTGATATGACCTATTACCAGCAGGCTGGTTTACACCATAAATAAACTGCTTGAATGCTTTATATATGGCATTTCTGATGGTTCTCTGCTTATTGCAGTGTGCAGTAGTGGTAATTTCATCAAGCTTCTCATACCATTTCTCTCCAAACTCTTTCACAATATAATAATTCAGTGCAATAAAGTATTCACCTACTGCAACTGCACCCTTACATTGTGAGGATAATAAGAAGACAAGATTGGTAATTTGACCACTGAATGACTGTAAATCATTAGGTGCTGAAGGTGTAATGCCATCAATATTACCTACCCCCTCCATCATAAGAGGATATAGACTTACTGCCATACAGTATTGTTTCAATACAGGAGTGGTAGCTTCATCATGGGTGTAAATAATGTGATGATTCAAATCTTCCTCATACTTCTTAGCCACCTCAGGAAACATCTCATTTAGCTTATCCTTCATTCTCTGTCTCTGAATGATTCTATTAGTGGTTTTATACACTTCTCCTTCAAGATTAGCCACATTCTTCATAGTTACATTTGCATTAGCATCTGTCTCTGATGAAGTAGCTGCATTATCATTGGACTGACTATACTTATCCATATAATCAATCCTCTCTCTAATGAATCTTGCCTGCTTGTGTTTCTCCCTGTAAAGGATATATGCCTTTGCCACATCAAAGAACTTGTCATTCATGAGAATGTTCTCAATCTTGTCTTGAATCTCTTCAACACCAATAGCATCTCCTTCTAATTGAGAGAACAAGGAATCAATCATCTTCACAAGATAGTCAGGCATAGGCTTACCTACTGCCTTGAATGCTGAATATACAGCCCTTTGAATCTTGTCAATATCAAAGTTCTCTTTTGTTCCGTCTCTTTTAATTACTATCATACTTGCTTTACTCCTGATTTAACCAACTTCTTATATCATTTGTCTCAGTCACACCAATAGGATACTCTGGAGAATGGGTCAGATAATAATGAAGTTCCTTCACTATATCTCTCCAATTCCTGCACACATATTGACCTTTTGAGCCATAAGTACAATCAGTGATTGCTTGTGTGTCAGAATAAATCCACACTAAAGGCATTCTACTGTTCCTACTAATCACAATAAACCTGTAATCAAGTAACTTGTAGTCTTTGTAGACCTCATCCTTATCAAGATTCTGCCTGATTATATACCAATACAACTGGGCTTGAATCCAATAATTCCACTCAATGAATGATTTGTGGAACTTCCATTCTTTCTTACTGGAAGTCTTCAAATCACAAGGTATAATGACCTTGTTCTTGTGGTCTACTATAATCAAATCAGCCATACATCTTAGAGAGATGCCTTCCCACTCTCCCTTAAATTTAAGCTGATAAAATCTTTCAACATCATGATTGAATGGATTGTCAGGCTCAAAGTACCACTTAGTGAACTTGTGATTTCTTAGCTTATCAACACAATCCTGTGCAGCTTGGTAATCCTCAGTACTAACAAGAGTCTTATCCATAGTAAGGAACAGCAGATTATAATACTCTGCACACTCCTCCTTAATCTTTTTAACCCTGTATGTAGCATACTTAGGATTAGCATAATAACCACACATTTCTCCAACACTGGCAATAATATCATCAGGAATAAGGTCTATACTCCTATAAGATTCATGACATGAATTGAATAATACTCTTGCCACTTGGATTAGATTATCACTGATAGCAGGAAACTGTGCAACCTCAAATCTTTTATCAAACTCTTCCTGACCATCTGTGAGAAGTGTATCTACCATACTGCCAAATAATAGGGATGGGGTCTCCAACTTGTCATACAACTTATCCAAGTTATCAAATCCTTCTCTATTAAATCTGGCTATAGTGGAATATGAATATGCAGGGTCTGCTCTATACTCTTCTTCACTTACTTGCCAAGAAAGGTCATACAATGATTTCCTTTCCATCAATAAAACTCTTCTTCAATTTCACAATCATCAAAGCCTTCATTATATATGTCATCTTCAGGTATTTCCAACTGAACAATATACATATCCACTTCAGACTTTAATCTACTCAAATCCTCAAGATTTACCTTTAGGTACTCTTCTTTCGGATTATCACTCTTCAAACTTCTCCTCACCTTATATATGGCTGAGTCTATTAACTCTTTCAGTGAATCAAAGTCTCTCTCATTTAGGAACTTATGCCCCAAAGGAATGTCTCTTTCAGGCAAAGAACACATCAATGCCTTCATTCTCTCTACTGGCTCACTCATAGTTCTTTGATAATTTCTATGGCTTGCAACATCTGTCTCACATTATGAGGTTCAAAGAATATGTATCTTACCCCATCATTCCTTTCCTCAAGTGTTTTGAGGAACATTTTCTTCTTGATAGGATAAGTATCATTCTCCTTACCCTTGACATCAAAATAGATTTTATAATTACCTTTAGTAACCACAAAATCAGGTGTATAAGTAGTACTCAATAATGCTCTTGTCTGTAGCTCAAGAAACTTACCATACTTGCCAGCCCTTATCTTCTTAGGAGCATACACCAGAGTATTCTGAAGTTTGACTCCATCCCAGAGAGTGATTCTCTCACTCTCATAGGAGAAGTCAAATCCAGCAGCTTCAAGCTTTTTATAACAAGAACATTCAAGGATACTCTTAAATTTGATGCCATTGTACTCAATGGATGTAGCACCCTTTATTTTCTTGTTATTACTTTCCACCTTTACTCTTGAACATTTCTTTCAGAATAGGCTTTACAATTCTACAAGCAATCTTTGCATCCTCAATAGTTCTGAATGCTGCAAAGTTTCTGTAGTTCTTGATATGAGCCTTGTTAGCTTTTGTAATTCTACCATCCAACATAGAGATTACATAAATCTCAGGGCTGTTCTCAATGTGGTCTTCATACTTCTTGTCCAACTCAATGGCAATCTCTCTGAGTACCATAGAGAATGCAGCAGCAGGGAGAATTGAATCCACACTATTGAGATAGTTATAGACCTTCTCAGGTTTCCAACCAAGTCTGGCTGCAATCTTCTCAATGTAGAAGTTCATGTCCATAGGAACTTCACCCTTTGTACAATGTCTGCAAGGACAATCAGCACCATGAGCACAGTCTACCTGAGTAAGTACACCTGCCTTAATCAGTTCAGGCAGAGTCTTCTCATTTACAATGATTTCCTGCATAATAAACCCTTTACCAAAGGGAGTATCTGCTACACCATGCTTGATAAGTCTGTCACCCATCTTGACTTCTTTGCCATTTTTCAAAATAAATTTTTCCATCTTCTTTTTTTTTTAGAAAGTTAATATTCTTGATACCAAGTTATTGGCATCCCATACATTCCTTTTGTCAGTTTACTGATTTGTTCAAATACTGTATGTGGCATTGCTTCACCTGTTCTTGCAAAATATGCAGGATGATTCTCCTCCAATACAGTATTAAACTGCTTATTGATATAAGGCTTGAATGTCTGAGCCTGTTTACCAAATAAGACATAAATTATACCAGTCTCATTCTCAGATAGTTTCTTCAATAGACTTGCTATGAATGGTCTCCACAGCATCACATGAGAACCTATCTTGTTCATTTCTACTGTGAGAGCTGAATTAATCATCAAAATCCCTTGCTTTGCCCAACTCTCTAATGTGGGGTCAAAGATAATACAATTATGTGGAATTTCAAAATTTATTGCAGCTTCTTTTATTATTTGCAAAGAAGGAGACAAGTCCTCATCTCTTGTCCCCTCCTTATTGCCAAATAATATTCCAGTAGCTACTCCCTTCTGAGGGTATGGGTCTTGACCCAACATTACAACCTTGAGCTTATCATAAGGGCAAACCTCAAATGCCTTAAACACATTACTTTGTGCAGGACAAATAGGTTTTCTCTTATATTCTGGTCCAAGTTTGCTCAATACAGATTCAAGTTCTCTCTTATCTATTACCCTCATCCATCTGCCAAAATACTCTTCAAGTGTCATAGCTAAAATTGATTCAGCACATCATCTACATTATCTGCAAGTATTTGATTCAGCACATCATCTGAGCACTTTTGAGGAGTTGGTTTGGCAGGATTCTCTATGAACTTACTTACATCATCAATCAGTATTTGAGGCTTAGTTCCTTCAGGGATGTCACTCCTGAAATAAGCATGAGTACTGACTGAACCAATGTTGTGAGATACATAGAAAGGAATAATCTTTTTGAGAATGGACTTGTCTACCAGACCCTCACCCCTCAAGAATACCTGAGGGCTTACATGAATCATAGGCTTGTAATAAGACATCACTTGTCTGCCCCTATGTTCCATCCTCCTACAAACAATGGTGCACAGAAGCAGGATATTAAAGTCTTTGTCCAATATAATTCCCTTGCCTCCATAATATACTTCTCCTTTGTTTGTTGTAACTTTTTGCAATCTCTGATTGAAGTTTACTCTTGAGAAGAAGTCATTCACTATACTATCAGCAGTTCTCCTTGACTGATCATATGTATTCACATACATTGGAATGACTATCTTACTTGTATGAGTTATATATGGAAACTCTAACTTGCCCCTAACCACAGACTCTACAACAGACCTTGCAAAGACAGGAACCTCAATCTCATTTGAGGACACATCAATTACAAATAGCCTGTTAAAGGCATTATGGTTATCAAGTGTAGTTTCTGTATTGGTCACATCACTTACTGCTGTGTCATCATGCCCAAGAAATACTCTCATCAGAGTGTTTTCATATCTCCAGCTATACTCCATTATGCTTCAGTTTTATAGTACATAGTTTCTGCACTGTATGTAGTATAGAATGGCAGGTCTCTATCAATAAGAGGCTCACATTGGTTTGCTACAAAGTTCACAAATAAATTGACCATCACAGATGCAATCATGTTAGCCATGAATGTAGTTTGCTTATATGAACAAACTGTTGCATCTGCCTCTATATCAGAGAATAAGAACTCCTTCTCATATCTATTGATATTGAACTCATCATCTCCTTTGATACAGAGTACTTGGAACTCTTCTGCTGCCAATCTTCCATCTATATACAGGCAATTAGCTCTTTCTGCTTCTGACTTACCTCTTACATGGTCTAACCACTTGTTGAAGAAAGTCTTTCTTGCAGCCATATTATCAAAGCCACAAATCATAATGTCAGAAGCATCATTTGACTCATCAAATCTTTCAGGAACTGCAAATACACTATTGTAGTCACAATACTTACTAATCATCCCTGAGAGGGCACTTACCTTAGGATTCCCTACATCTTCTCTACTATATAACTGACCTGACATATTGACAGTTTCAACTATATCTGGGTCATAAATAAAGAGTGCAGCAGGTTTCATCCTTGCCAATAAGAAGCCCACATAACTGCCAATGCCACCAACACCTGCAAGTATAACAGTCTTCCTTTGAATTGCTTCATACCAAATGGCAGAACTGAATCTTGAAGTAGACTCATCTATAAGCAGTGAGCCAGAGTTTGTGGGAATTTCATTGTGTGCTGCCTCCACTACCTGTGCTAACAACTCTTCCTCTTCTTCTGAAAGAGGGGAAGAATCTTCACTGTCAGGAAGAGATTCAATAAGCTCTTCTTCTGTGCCTCCATGATTTCTGATTTCCTCAATTATCATACTGTACTGATGTTCATTAATGTAAAGGATAAACCCATCATTAAAGTACAGCTTGTATGTGTGAGGGGCTTCATCATAAGGCTCAATGGTAGGAATAATACCTTCTCTTATACCAAGAAGTATTGTATTGAGCTGTACAGCACCTACATAAGATATATCAGACTCAATTGCACTTTGAGCCACCTCTTCTGGGTCTAAGCTATTTCTTTCTTCTATTTCATTCATCTTAAATATCCTTCTAAAATGTCAATGTACTCTTTGATATACACATTCTCAGGCAACTTGGTAAGCTCTTCAATAATGTCATGAGCACACAATGCAGCAAGTTCATCATCATCCAATCCCATATCTTCAAGAGCCTCATCTTCAGTGAACCAACATAGGAACTCAATATATCCTTCAGCCCATACCTTGAATAATTTCATTCCTTCCTCACCTTTACCAAATCTTCTCTCATAAAGAGGAACCATACCCTGTGCCCACTTCTTAACATCAATCTTGCTTGCATTAGGAATAATAATACTCCCTGTAATCAATTGAAGAACAAGTGATTTGATAGTTTCCTTATTGAACTCTACATAACCATAAGGTATTTCACCAGAAATCTTATTGTCAATATAGTCTGTATCAAAAGGAAGCTCATTCTCACTCTTCTTGACAATCTTATTAGCAGGACCTACTTGACTTGTGTAAGATTGTGTCACTTTCTTACCAACTTCAGGGAACAAAGTGCCTTGCTGAGGTTTACCACCTTTCCAATTACCATACCCACCAGTATATGCAGGTTGTTTAGGTGGAAGTTGTCTGGCTTTCTCTGCTTTGGCTCTCTTGATTTCCTCAAGTCTTGCTTTGAGTTCTTCACGAAAGGAATCTTCATTTCTCTCAAATTCAATCTTCAAATAGAACCACTCAAGTTCCTCACTCTCTACTGTATAAGTCTTGGTATCTGTTACTTCTTCATCCTCAAAAGTAGGATAGGAGAAGTTTTCTGTGATAGTTTTTGTAGCCTTTACTTTTCTTGTAATGGCTGCTGTATATGTACCTTCATTATTGACAATTAAAGATACAAAGTGATTTCTATCCATACCTTCTTCCTTCAAAGTAGCAGTATCTGTGCCACTGAAGAAAGTACTCATATTATTGTGGGAGTGAATAAGCCCCATCTGACAATCAAGCAACTCAGGATTATTAGTCATATAGCTGATTACATCAGGAGACATGTCAAACTCTGTATAAGCAGCAGTTCCAATGTCCATGACATAAATATCCACACATCTAATAGCCAAAGTGCCATCTTCAAATCTCCCCTCTGGTTTATAGAAGAGAGTGCCAGACCATTCATCTTTCCAGATTTGCTGGCATATATATCTTATTTTCTTCTCAACCTCTTCAGGTATAATTAGCTTAAAAGTATCTGACTTCTTCACTAATTCTATTACCTTCTTGGTCTCTTTGTTCTGCTTTTCCATACCTATAATTAATTACACGGAGAATTTTTGA